TGTAAGCGCAGTACCAGTAAGAGCAGTTACACTTCCATTCGTGTAAGTTAAGTTAGTACCAGAAAGCGTGGTTACAATTCCGGTATTATAATAAGCATTGGAACCACTTAAAGTAGTAATATTGCCAGTAGTGATTGTAGCGGCAGTGCCAACAATATAGGTTATATTTCCATTCGTATAAGTTAGATTAGTACCAGAAAGTGTTGTAGTAATACCAGTATTATAATAAGCATTGGAACCTGACAATGTAGTGATATTGCCAGTAGTTATTGTTGCTGCTGTTCCAGTAAGATAACTTACATTTCCGTTGGTATAAATTAAATTAGTACCACTTAAAGTAGTTACAATACCGGTATTGTAGTAAGAATTGCTACCTGACAATGTAGTGATATTGCCAGTAGTATATGTTAAAGCAGTACCAGCAAGTGCAGTTACAACACCTACATTATGATAACCATAAGTACCACTTAAAGTAGTTACAATTCCGGTATTATAATAGAGATTACTGCCAGATAATGTGGTGATATTGCCAGTAGTGATTGTAGCGGCAGTACCAGTAATAGAAGTTAATGATGAATTGGCATAAGTTAAGTTAGTACCGGATAATGTGGTTACAATTCCAGTATTATAATAAGCATTGCTACCAGATATTGTGGTGATATTACCAGTTGTATAAGTTAGTGCTGTACCGGCAAGAGCAGTTATAATACCAACGTTATAGTATCCATAAGTACCAGATAATGTAGCAATATTACCAGTAGTAATAGTAGCAGCAGCGCCAGTAATATAAGTTACATTTCCGTTGGTATAAGTTAAGTTAGTACCAGAAAGTGTTGTAGTAATACCAGTATTATAATAAGCATCACTTCCACTTAATGTAGTAATATTACCAGTAGTGTATGTTAAAGCAGTACCAGCAAGTGCAGTTACAACTCCTACATTATGATAACCATAAGTACCAGAAAGTGTAGTGACAATACCAGTATTGTAATAGAGATTATTGCCAGATAATGTGGTGATATTGCCAGTAGTATAAGTTAGTGCTGTACCAGCAAGTGCTGTAACTAATCCTACGTTATAATACTCATAAGTACCAGAAAGTGTGGTGATATTTCCAATACTATAAGTTGCTGCTGTACCTGCAATTGTAGTAATTGTTGCAACACCAGCATTAATCTGTCCGTTAAATGTAACAGCAGTAACAACACCAGTAAATCCACCATCACCAACTACATATAAAGATGACCCAGCAAATGTTGTTCCAATGCCGACATTTCCAGTAACCTGCAATGAAGTAGTATTTTCACTAAAAGAAGAAATACCAACCTTAAGATTTCTTTGTCTGCCGCTTAAGAACTGTGTCATTTTTTTATTAGTTGAGTGTTTCTAAAATACTACCGATAAACTTAATATTATTTGGATCACTTGCCGATAAAACCAAAGCATCACCAGATTGTAAAATTAACTTACCGGACAAAAGTGACGTAGTATCATTGCCAGAAATTGGAAAACTTTTTACAATTTCGGTTGTGACTGCAATACCACTAATTGTTCTTTGATGATAAAATGAAATTGTATAAGTAGAAGAACTAATATTTGCTGCTTGTGCCAATAAAACAACACCAGTATATCCAACGGGAGCGGTATAAATTCCAACTGGATTTGTTGGTGCTATTTGCGTAACCGTCTTAAAAACATTTAATGCTAATGCCATTTCTTATTGTCCTCCTAGTGCTAGAATGAATGGTGTCATTGTTGAAAATAAACTTTTTGAATAAAAAGTTCCAGAAATCGTTCCGGTATTTTGATTAATTGCAACACCATCACCAATTCTAAAATTGCCAGATTGGTCAGTGCTCGTGAAAACTACTAGACCACCATTACGAGCATCAGTTTCATTATCTTGTATTGGAACTCCACCAGTAGAAGGAAGAGCAGAAGAAATTGTAACTCCAGAACCAATATATTCAAATGAATGTCCAGATGCTAGTACTCTACTTTGTTTGAAAAATGGAACCGTAGTTCCAACTCCAACAGCATAAGGTACATTATCATTCAAAGTAATAGTACAAATTCCGGCAGAAATTGGTGTTGAACTCTTAATGGTGTAATAAGTTTGTAATAATTGAGCAGTTGCTGTAGCTGTATTTATTCCAACATTTGGAGAGTCAATTACAACGGTTGGAGTTGAAGTATATCCACGACCATTAGATACAATTTCAAATCCAGTTATACTTCCATTACTAATTACTGCAACTGCCTGTGCCTGAACGCCCCAGGAAGTACTTGGGGGACTGATAGTGACTGTTGGTGTGGTTGTATAACCAGTTCCACCAGAACCTACTACAACACGATTTAAGGTGTAGAAAAGACCATCCAAATAAACTGCCTGCCCATCATATGGACGAACTATATTATTTTTAACTGTCCCACCAGAAACATAAACTTGATCGGGTGTTGTAGAGACTCCTACATTAATTGAAAATGAAGTAGAACTTGGGATACTTGCAATTTCAAAAATATATCCTTTATCACCGCTTGGATATATTGCAGTTCCCCCAATACCAGTACAGGTAAATTGAAGACCAGATATTGAAACACCCATTCCAACATTAAAGTTGTGTGGAGATGAAGTTGTGATGGTTGTTACGCCAGTTGTATTTGTATAAACGGCATTTGATACATTTAACGTAGGAGTAGTTAAATTTAATACAAATGTATCACTATTTGCACTTGCATAAGAAGTTATTATTCCAGTATATTTGCTTGGTCCTACACCATCACCAACCAATCCGTAATTTCCAAATGATGAATTTGAGTTAGTTAAATCGCAGGCACCACCACTTCCGCAATATACTGCTACGTCATTACAAATTGTAAAGAGTGATACTAATTGGGCATACCCTTCATTCGTAATTGAAATACCAATACCACCTTGATTGTATTGAGTATAGCTATCAAGAACCATAGATTTTGTAGGTCCGATAGAATGCCTACCATCAATTCTCATTCCAATACTATTGGGAATAAAGTTTGTACAGTTTTGAATATAAGGTGATTGGTTATTATAAACTGGTATATTTGGATTAAATGAAAAAATTGCACCAGTATTTGCCGCACCCACAAATGACATATTGGAAATATAATTTCCATTTCCAACGTAAAATAAATCTCCTTGATTTTGTAAAGAAACTGAAACTTCTCTTAAACTATCTCCAACAATACTTATTTGATCTGGAAGTGTAATTGGATTATTTTCTACATAAGATCCAGGAGCAACCCTAATAACTGTGCTTGTTGTTGCAACTGCAACTGCTCCTGCGATTGTTGCCTTTGCGTCTCCAAGTCTTCTTCCTGTGTTTGTGTCGCTTCCGTCTCTTGTGACATATAAAATATTAGTAACAGTGGATCCAGCACCCAATCTTATGATGTCTGTTCCTATACCAGTTCTCTCTCGTCTGGTATAAAGTTCAGCATCATAAGTATTAAGACCTAATTCTCCTAGTTGTATATCCGTAAGACCCGGAGGTTTTCCAGGCACAGAGGATCTTTTTATCCTAATCGGTGTGCTCATTTATAGATTTCGGTATTTACCAAAAAAGAGGGATATATATCCCTCTTTTATTTAGTATTAAATTTTAAAGTAGGTTTTTATTCTGGTGCTACAACTTCTGTTGGTGCTTCTTCTTGAAGGACAAGATTGAGTGCTTCAATGGCTCCTTGAAGACGAATAAATTGTTCTTTCTTTTGAATAAATGATTGTTCGGTCTGAAGAATATCTTGGCGAAGTTCCTCTGCTTGTTTAGTCAAATTTTCAAGCATTTCTTGTGGTTTCATACGTGATATAGAATAACTACGGGATTATTTATAGCGTTTGTAATATAGATACATCATACAAAATTATTAACCTCTCATAATGAGTCAAATGGAATTAAATACCAAAAGTTTTTATCACATTCCATCTGGAATACCCAAGGAAGTATGTGAAATTATTAAAAATACTTGTCGTGGAGATGACGAAATTGAAGATTCAGTCGTGTTCCCAAACAAAATAATAGATACTAAAATTAGAAAAAGCAAATCCTTATGGTTGCCTACTGATGGTTGGATTGCCGGAATGTTGGCGCATTTCATATATCATTCTAATTTTAATTTTTTTCATTATGATTTACATCAATGGGCAGATAGAATTCAATATACTGTATATGAAGGAAAGGGAAGTCATTATGGTTGGCATTATGATACGGCACTAAGTTCTTTTTACGAAAATTCTATGCGAAAATTATCTATAACTATGATGCTTTCAGAAAAAGATGAGTATGAAGGAGGGCAATTTCAATTAATGCTATCTCCAAAAGATATGAAAACTTTTGATCTGAACCTAGGAGACGTTATTATATTCCCTTCGGAGTTAATGCATCGTGTGAGACCTTTGAAAAGTGGAACCAGAACTACATTAGTTGGATGGTTTGGTGGACCACCTTTAAGATAATATGCGAATTGCAAAATCACAAAACCTATGCTATACTTTACGAAATAGATTTATTTGAAATGAAAACCAATGTGATTGAATTTTTTACCTACGATAGAAATTCTGAAATGATACCAGAACCATATCCTGCTTATAGAAATATTCCAAAATGGTTTTCTGATACTCCCACCATATCCAGGGCGTCAAAGTGCCCATTTAGATACTTGGCGGATAATTTTGTACAAATTGACAAGAAAGTAAATGTCAAAGGATGTCCAGGCATAATTGACTATGTTTCGTCTGGATATATTATTCCTAGTTGGAATAATTTTTTAGCAAGAAACGATAATGGAAAATTGTATTTTAATTGGGAACATCAATTGGGTGAGGATTATACATTACACGAATCTGATACTCAAGCATCTGGATTGACAGAAGAAGAGAAACCATTATATCAAGGATTTCATAAAATTTCAACACCTTGGTATATTAAAACAAGTCCAGGAGTCTCCTGTTTGGTTACTCACCCAACGTGGCACAGAGAAAAAAGGTTTACCAGTGTAAGTGGAGTTATGCATACAGATAAATCTCCAATGCCATTAAAGTGGTTTTTTGAGTGGAATCAAGAACTAAAAAATGATATGACTGCCGATAATATAACCAAAGAACAAATTATTGAAAAAGGAACACCCCTCATTTTGATTACTCCATTTGTTAGATCAAAGTTTGATCATAAAATAAATTATGTAACTGAAAATGAAATGAATATTAAAATAAAATACAAAACATCAATTTTTGTTCACGATTGGTTGAATAAATCAGGATATAACGAATTTAGAAAAAATATTGGAAAATTATTCAAATAAATAGAGATATTGCGTTAAAAAATATTCAAATGACCACACCAACAGGAGCAATAAAATTTTCAGATATTACTACTGAATTTGGAACTCCTACTGGAAATAATTTAGGAGCATTTAGAGTTAATCAAACTATCGTAGGTCAAAGTTGGCCTTTAGATACTGGAGTTCCAACTGCTGGTGCAATAAGTTTTTCGCAACTTAAAGGGAAAACTTTAAATGTAGTTATTGATTCTGGTACTACTGGTGGTGATGAATATGATGTAACTTTGACAAATTATTTTCCATCTAAAGCAACTGCAGTTGGAGGATTTTATACACTTCCTGGCGCACTATCATCTTTAGGCGGAAAAAAATATTATGTATATTTAAGAAAAGATTATGGTGGATCTGCTTCTGTAACTACAAGTGTAAAGTCTGGTGCTTGGCCTTCTGGATCCACATTAAACGTTGTTGTTTCCGATAGTGCTACAATCTGGGGTCGTGGTGGTAATGGTGGAGGTGGAGCTAATGGTGGCGCTGGAACTTATGGTAGTGGTGGCGGAACTGGATTGAATTCAATCGGATTTTCATATTCTGCAAACTTATCTATCAGTTCTGGATCTAGAATTATTGCTGGTTTTGGTGGCGGCGGTGGTGGTGGCGGCGGTTTCTCAAACCCAGATACAGGTTCATATGATCCTTCGTGGGGTGGTGGAGGCGGCGGCGGTGGACAAGGAAATCCAGGAGGAAATGCTGGTTCCGCTGGTATTGTGGGAAATCCTGGTACACCCGGAAATGCTGGTACTGTAGGTTCAAAAACATCCGGCGGAAATGGTGGTGGGCAAGGTTGCTTCCCCCAAATCAATGGTTCAGGTGGCGGCGGCGGTGGTGGCAGTGGAATTACTTTTGGGTATGGCGGAAAATGTCCAAGTAACCCTTTCTTTGGCGATTCCGGAGCTGATGGTAGTGTGACCAGTGGTGGAGGTGGTGGCGGAACTGGTGGTGGAGGTGGTGGAACTGGATCGGCAATATTGCAAAATGGAGCTACCGTTACTGTTAGTAATGGTGGATATTGTTATCCTTCAGCAACTCCAGTTACTGCTGCTTTTACTTAATTTATTTTTTCTTAAGTTCTTCAATTTCTGCTTTCAATTCCTTGATTGCTTCAATTAGAAGTGGTACAATTTTTTCATATTTGACAGTCTTGTAATTTTCACCACTTCTAGAATACTCATTTCCATCATCATCAACATCAATATCAAATGGTGCTGCTTTCACAACTTGAGGAAGTACTTTTTCTACTTCTTGTGCGATAACACCAACTTGTTCTTCTCTTGTATATCCAAAAGAAGCAGCAACATCATTTGCATTATATGTAACTCCACGAAGAGAACATACTTTATTAAGAGCATTTGCAATTGGACTGATATTTTCTTTCAGTCTCAAATCAGAATAGAATGCGGTAATATCATTTGTTGCACGAATTTCGCCAGCAGTACCTGAAGCAGCAGTTCCAACACCAAAGGAATTAACTTGATAATTATTTCCAGTTACAAGAGCACTTGCCGTACCAGTTAAAGTTGCAGTAATAGTTCCAGCACTAAAGTTACCTGAAGCATCACGAGCAACTACTGTAGATGCAGTATTTGCACTTGTAGCATTTATTGTAATAGTTGCAGATGCAGAGTTATTAAATGATCCAGACAAGTAAGTTCCAGTAGAAACACTATACTGAAGAGTTCCATTTAAGTTGGTAGCACTAATTGTACCAGCACTAAAGTTACCAGAACCATCACGAAGCACAATACTGCTTGCCGTATTTGCGCTTGCAGTTTGATAACCTTGCAGATAAGAAACATTTAAATTGCTAACTTGTGTAGTGGAAGATACAACAAATGGTGCAGTTCCTGTTGTAATATTTGAAGTAATAGTTCTACTTGTAATATCACGAGCAGCAAAATCACCATTTACATCTCTAGAAACAATACTTGCACTATTATCGCCAAGAGTCCAAGTTGATTTTGCATCAACATTAAGTTCTCTTGCTGTACTTCCATTATAAGTGGAACCACTTGTATAACTTAAATGAGTATTGAGAGTTAAATCTCCAAGATTACTTCCAAGAGCAACACCAGAAATTGTACTATTTGCTAGATTTGCATTTGAAATTGCAGCAGAACCAGAAAGATTGGTATTTGTCAGTCCAGTAATCGTATTTGAACCAGCAGCAATTGTTTTATTAGTTAAGGCATCAGAAGTATTTTTACCAACTAGTGTATCTGTTGCTGCTGGTAATGTGAGAGTTCCACTTGCAGTTGATGATGCTACTAATTTAGTAAATCCAGAAGTTCCTTTAAAATCAATACCAGAAGTACTAACTGTACTAATTCCAATATTATTTAAATTGGTAATTGTAGCATTTGTATAAGTAACAGCAGTACCCGCAAGTGCTGTAATAATTCCTACATTTTGATAAGCATAAGTACCACTTAATGTAGTGATATTGCCAGTAGTGTAAGTTACAGCAGTACCAGTAAGTGCTGTAATTATGCCAACATTTTGATAAGCATAAGTGCCAGTCAACGTTGTGATATTACCAGTAGTGTAGGTTACAGCAGTGCCAGTTAAGGCACTAATCGTGGAAGAACTGGCATTTAGTCTTCCTGCAAATGTGGAAACTCCAGCATATGTTGAATTGAAAGAACTACCAACGTTAATATTTGCAGTATTAGAGAAAGTAACACCAGTACCAGTAACTTCTAAATTATAAAGTTGCGAAATGCCTTGTATGTGTTTCTGGGTATAAGCAGTTACAATTGCCCCAACTGAATTTGTTCCTGGGAAAACTGCACCATTATAAATCGTGATTCCTTCAAACGCAACACTACTAAATGTTTGTGGAGTAATAAATGTAACAGATTCAGTTACATAAAGATTTTTAAATCTTGCAGTTCCATTCACTTCCAATTCATTTGTGAATGGGAATGTTGCATTTGTTTGTCCAATTCCAAGTCTATCTAAACGAAGAACATCCAAGTCCTTCTCCATACTAATCATTCCAAATCTCTTCCAGTCACTATCGGCATAAACGTGACCTACATATCCACCAGATACTGGGCTGGAAATTAGAGAAATATCACCAGAACGAGCACCAGAAATTACTGCAGAAGTTGGAGTAGAAATTCCAACGGTAATTAATTTTGATTGTGAAGCAGTTCCTTTAATGAATAAGTTTTTAGTTTCAATTCCGTTATCTGATGTATTTGTAATTTTTTGTGTGAAATTTACAGGACCATAGAATTGTGATGTTTGATTATTATTTTCACCACCTTCAACTGTAATTCTTTCTTTTACGACAATATCATCATAATATCCACTCAATCTCTGGGTCAAATCTGTATTTGCATCATCTCCAGTATAAGTGAATATTGGAGCATCAAAGAGTTCTTCTTCTCCAGTAATAGAAGTGAGTTTCTTTGAACCAGAATAAAACTCACCCAAATCGTTCATACCAGAATAAACAATTGTTCCGCCATCTTGTTCTTTTGCTTGGGAAACAATTATTTCATCAGTTGTTAGAACTTTAGTTTGCTTTTGAGGAAGACCAGTTGAATAGTTACCGGGACCATATCCAACATATTCAAAAGTATGACCAGAACCACGAATATACGATGGGCGATGGAATTGAATTGGAATGATACGAATTTTCTTAACAAGAGTTCCACTATCTGCTGCTGCTGAAATTGTACCAAATTGTCCACGAATGACTGACGTGCAAGCATCATTTAAGATACGAAGAACTTCTGAATTAATTTGGATGAAATCGCCCTTTTTGAATCCATTTGGACTTGAGAGATTAATTGTAGTTGCCGAAGAAGATAAAGAACTTCCAAGTGTTACAGAAATACCACCGTAAATGTAAGATGCACGACCACCAAGATTGCTTTCGCCATCACCAATTGGAAGAGCATTTACTCCAATACCTTGCTTTAAGACTGTACCACCACTCACATAAGGTTGTGTTGCAGTCACAATACCAACATTAAATGTAAACGTAGTAAGACCAACTACACTTTTGACTACAAATGAACTATCATAGATTGCCTGTCCTGTACCAACGATTGTAAATTTATTACCAACAAGCAATCCGTGAGATGTAGATGTAGTAACTGTTGCAATTCCAGTCCTAATATCAGTAAAGTTTAAAGTTGAAATTGTTGAACCTTCTGCCGTAATTGCGGCATAAGGCAATGTGCCGTCAGTTCTAGACGTATAAACACCAACATTATTTGCATTATAAACTGTAAATTGTTTTGGTCCAGAAATTGCTGTAATTTTAAATAGGCCATTATAACCTTCACTTGCAAATCCAACGATTTGAATTGAATCGCCAATATTATTATTGATAGAAGTCACTTGTACAGTTGCAAGTGTTGTTCCACCTGCAATACTCATTGTATTTCCTACACCATAAGCACTACCACCATCTACAATACTTACATCTATTGGAACGCCAGCAGTCAATGAAACTTTAACTGTTGCATTAGTTCCTGCTCCAGTTCCGCCCACCAAAGCAGCAGAATAGAGTGTCGTTGAACCATATCCAGAACCAGCAGCAGTCAACGAAAGTGCAGAAATTGCATTTAAATTGTGCTCTCTATCAGTATAGAAAGTGACAGCAGTCCCAGTCACAGCAGCATAAGTAATACCAAAACCAATTGTATTTTCTCTTATAAATGAGTCAAGAGTTTCTTTTGTGACTGAATTTCTCTTATCATCTGTTGTGACTTTTCCAAGTGGTTGAATATCTGCATAAGATGTTGATGCTTTTGGATCTGAATTATAATTATCCCTATCTAATTGTGGATAAAGATTGCGAACATCTTGATTGTATTTTTTATAACTAATACCATATCCAACATTTTTAAGTGTTGGTGATTCACCCGAAGACATTACTGTAAGATGATAGATACCATCTTGTCCTGTAGTTGAAGAACCAGGAATAAACTTTTTAATTTCATCAATTCTATAGATGAAATAAGTATCGTAATATCTCTCTCTAGTTACAGTTGGAAGTGCTTCTACTTGTTGTGAAGTAGTTCTTTGATTTGTGACATTTGCAAAAGATCCAGGATCAGTAGCAATACCAGAAACAGTAAAGGTTTTGCTGCTTGGAACTGTTGCAATTGTGAAGGAACCATTAAATACAGAAGATGCAGAACCTGCTAAATTATTTGAACTTAATACATTTTGAATTTTAATTCCATCACCAGAACTTAAATTATGTGGAAGTTCAGTTGTAATAGTAATTACATTTGAAGAATACGATGCACCAGTAATGATTTTTGGATTTTTAAGTTGTGTAGAATCCGAAAGGTTACCAGATAAAACTCCAGGACTATCAATTGTTGTTGTACTACTTTCCTGAATAGTATAACCAGCAATTGGTGGTCGCGCATTTGTTGCTTCTTTTGGAATTACATAACGAAGTTTATAAATTCTTTCATTTAATGAACGATTATCTAACTTTCTTTTCACAAAAGTAGAACCAGATTCTAATCCCAATCCAGTTGTACCCAATCCTACAATTGCATTGTAGATATTATTATCTTGTGTGGAATTGGAACAAGTAATATACCAATTTGAATTCGTAGAGTCAAATTGAATTGGATGTCCAAGATCTCCTGGTTGCTTGTCGGTTACTGAACTGACAATAGTAAGAATACCACCAAGATTATTAGTTCCATTAATAGTTCTTGGAGTTGCAGCAATTGCATCACTATATGTTGGTGAAAGTTTAACTTGATTTGAAGAACCAGTTGTGGAAATATAATAAACTTTATTCAATTCAATATTATTTGGAGATTCTGCAGTATCACTAAATACTCTTACTTTTTCTCCATTATAGAAGTTATGAGCACCTGTAAGTGTAAAGATATCACTACTAATGCTATTGATGCCGGAATTTCTTCCAACAGTAGATACTTTCTGCGCGGAATATACTGAACCACCAGGGGACTGCATCAAGACTGGTGCAGTATAAGTTGTTTGTGCTGTTCCAATAGTTACTGTTAGATTTAACAGTTCGTTTTGTTTTGCTCCAATACGATAACTATCAACTTGATGCGGTGGAGCAATATCTAAACTGTTATATCCATAAAGATATAGATTTGAGATTGTTGCTGCTGAAATTGTTTTTGTAATATCTAATGATAACCAAGTAACTTCATTTTCATTTGTAATAACTTCTCTTGGCGGAATAATGTGAGTAATGTATCCAGTATTGTCACGATCAAATGCTTCTTTGCGGAAACCAACAGATTCAAGAGCTACAGCACCAAAGTTACTATTAGAGTTGGTGATGGACATATCACCACCACTTTCAGCTAAAAATTGTCTAGCATAACCAATCGCAAAGATAGATACGCACTGAACAAAACCACCATTTGATACTTTTACGTGGTTATTTTCATATGATGGTTTGTAGATGGAACCAGAATATGTGTGAAGTGGGGAATTTGATGATTGACTATTATCTTTAAATGATTTGCTGGTTGAATCATAATCAATAAAAGCATTATCATCTTTTTGTAGTGACACACCAGTAAATTGAGCCACAACCATTGATTTAAAACCAGTGGATTTGCTTCCATCAGCGTGTATTCCACTCATACCATAAACTGATCTTATAGAACAATTAAAGATATAAGGAGAAGCAGAAGAAACGCTATCTGCTTCTATAACAACTTGTGCATCTTGAAGATAAGTAACAGGATCTGGAACTAGATTTGTTGGAGATCCTAATGATGTATAGGTGAATGTGGTGAGTCCTACGATACCACTTACAACAAATGAACCATTATAAATGCTGGTATCAATACCAACACCCTTCATTAAAATTGGAGTATCAACAAAAAGACCGTGAGTTGCGTTGGTGGTTACAGTAATAGATGAAGATGGGGTTACACCATCACCAGAACGAATACTTGTGATTCCAAGATTGTTTGCGTTTAGATTTCCAACAATACGATATTCATCTACACTTGGTTCAAAATCAAGACCAACTGGATAATCTATAATTGGTCTTCCGGAACTATTACCATAAACTAAAGTAAGTTTGTGGTAATACATCTGCAGATCAGTTAATCCACTATCTACGTTGCTGATCTTTACATTATTCACACCATCAGCATATGCAAATGCAGTTAGTTTGTGGTGAGAATAATTTGGGAAATTTGTAGTATTGTTATAATTTTTATAAGAGAATTTTGTAGTATCTGCATCTAAAAATGTAAAGATACTGAAATAGCAAGTACCAGTTACATTAAAAATAGAAGAAGTGTTAATATAATCGTCTAGTGGGTCTGGAACATATAATGGACGAATTTTAGTTTTTCTTAAATCATAACCAATAATGGATACACCACGAGGAATGATTATACCACCATCTACCGAGTTTAATTTATATAAATCGTTATTTGCGTCAAGTACATCTGTATTAAATGCCGATCCAAGTTCATTGATTGTAACACCACTTGCCCAAGAAACACCAGAACCAGATCCAGTTCTCTGCTTTAGTGCTCCGGTAGTATCAATTGCAAATCCTGGACGATTATCAATATAATGAGTTCCAGGATATACAAGTACGGTTGTTCTATCAATTCTATCGTTATTTCTTCCTGACTGATATGAAAATCTTGCTGCCTCTATTAGTGCTCTTTGAATAGATTTAAATGGGCGGGCTAAACTATTGCCCTTATTTTCATAACTATCAGTTGCATCAAAATCTGATGGATTAACATAAAGAATGTTACCTTCAGCATTCTTTAGGAAATTTTCTAACCTGGAGAGTGGCATTTTATAAGCACAGATATTTCTTCTGTCTTATTTAGACACTTAATAAATCATCACTCAATCGGTATAAACTAATTCTCCACGAAGTTCAGCAAGTTTTGCAGTTGCAAGTGCTTCTACACAAGCCCAATAAGTTTCTCCTGTAAGTGGAAAGTTTTCATCCACAAAATGGGAGCACATATCTTCTTGTAACTCACGAAGTTCTTGTAGGGTTTTGCGGTCAATTTGCATTATAGGCACACACAGTGGTCCTCTTCATTCTAGCACATATTTTGAGTCTTGTCAAGGGGTCTGGTCCATTATAAAATCTTCATATGGGAGATGGGCACCGAACATCCAAAGTATTCTGGGAGTTTCTCCTTTCACTTCAGTTACATAATGAGTTTGCTCCGAAGCATAATAACAATGTAAATCTCCAACATTAATATCAACTAACTCATCATCCACATATAATTCTGCACCTTCTTCTGTTGCTTGAGCCATTATATTACAACGATATGTTGTCCAACCATTTTCTGCTTTTGGATCACGATGACTATAGACATCACCACCTTTATAAGTTACAGAGACAACTACACCTTCACTACCGTGACCCATAATTAATGGTCTATGGGATATTCTCATAAATTCACGAATTCTATTTGAAATATCAATTACAAGTTCGGGATATTTTTTATCCTTCATATGCATTCTACTGGTTAATCTTTTTTTATATTGATGATTTCCTCGTGAAACTCCCAAATTAATCCACCCCTCTTCAACACCATTTAAGGCAATTTCAGATAATTGCTCACATTCCTCTAATGTGATAAAATTTTTAAATATTTTAATCACAATTCAGTAGAATATTCAAATTTTTCAAATTCATCCTTACAATAATTTTTTATAATCTCAACCATTTCTGGTGTATATACAGTTTTATAATTTGGTCCAGGAATAGCATTAATTTGATATTCACTCCAACTAACATTACATTCTTCTAAAAATTCTTTTACTAATTCCATATTTTCAAATTTAAATAATTTAATATTACTCTCATCTTCCCCATTTACATAATTAACTTGTGACTGCATAAAATAATATTTTTTATAATCACCATTTCCAAATTTTTTTACAAACTCTTCAAAAGTTTCTGGAACTTCTGGAAAATCTGGATTATTTGCTTGTCCGTGTTGTCTTGACCATTTCCATAAACTATGAACTCTATTATATGGATTTCTAACAACTACAAAAAATCCAACTTGATCGGAATTTGCTGCAGGTAATGCCCGTTTAACAAATTCAATTGTTGGAGCATTTTTAACAGGAATTGAGAAATCATTTACATCAGTAAATGGATCGTGTATTTTTGAAATTTTATTATTAACTTTAAGCAAATTTTTAATGAACATTCCCGCCGTTTTTGGAATGTGAATGTAGATATATAATTTCTTTTCCATATTAAGTAGAAATACCAGAATTTATTTTATCTAAGAGTTTTTGATTTTCAAGTTGAATATCTGCTAAATTTAATTTATCTTGCTGTACTTTTTTTTCCTGTTCGGCAATTAATTGATCTTGGTTTATTTTTTCTGCATTCCACAAATCAATTAATGGTTGGATATAATTAATATCCTCAAAAAATTCATTATTTCTCTCCTGACGATTGATAAATTCAATTTCACCATAAGTATCGTACCATTGAATTGCATCAACTTCTTGATCAAAAGATGAATTGACAATAGTTAAAAATATTCCATTAATCCCTATAATTTTATCAGTTTTAATATATGTAAATCTCATTTTGCATCTCCAGAATCTAAAACGTTTATTGTTGATGAAATAATTCCTTGTTGTAATGATTGAATATAAAGTTGCTGATTTTTTTGATTGGCATCCACAACTTCATTTCTAAAACTTTCTACAGCAGAAGCAGTTGATCTTTGTTGTTGAGAATTTTCTATGGTAAGCATTGGCAACCAAGTAATTGCACATCCCCATTCATCTACTGGTTCTCCTGTATTTGGATTCATACCTCTTATTTGGGTAAACCAAGAACATTGGAGACTAATGCAATCTTTTTGTATTAAAGGGCAAAATTTGCCTTGTTCAAGTTTCATTAAGTTTTAGCGCAAAGTATAATGTTTATATATTGTACCGCGAAATCCATTGCCGTCGCAGTAAATCCGTGATTGTGAGCACCACCAGAACCTTCATTAATACCTCCAGTATTTGCACCAACTCCAGAAGGACCCGGTACATTTGGAAATGTTTTATAATTATTGGCGCCGAAGGCGACAAGATTTGTAGTATATGATGATGGAGCAGTATAAGCGTGAGTGTGATTTCCCAATTGAGATGCCGAAAGTGTAGTATTATCAACAGTACCAGTAGGAGTTTTGGAAGTAAATACAGTTGTAAAGGCAGTAGAACCACCAGAACCACCACCAGTTCCTGATACGACTCTCAATGCTTTATCGTTATGCGTTACTACTTGTGACCATCCTGTGGGTGCAGATGCTTGATAGAACAATAAAGTTGTTCCAGAAGCGAAGACCGTACCAGAAACATTAGATCCAGATACAGGCAACCATTGACCAGAACTTCTAACATAAGTTGGCATAACAAATTAAATTTTGATATTTTAGATATTTAGATCAATATTTAATTAATTTTTATTTTGATTTTTTCATCTCATTTATTTCCTCTTTAAGATCTTTAATTGCTTCAATCAAAAGAGGAATAATTTGATCATATTTAACTGCAAGATATCCATTATCTCTTGTGATTACTGCTTGAGGAAGAACTTTTTGTATTTCTTGTGCAATAACTCCAGCTTCACTTCCCGTTTTTCCGGATTTTTTATCCCAGTCAAAGATATTTCCACTAATTGCAAGTACTTTATTTAATGAATTTGAAATTGGAGTGATATTATTTTTTAATCTTTGATCTGAAGTATAATATGCTGTAATATCTCCATATACGGAAAGATTTGTTCCATCAAATATTAAATTATTAGAACCAGTCGTAAGGTTAGATGCATTTTTATATAAAACTTGATTTGCTGATCCTATAGCATCTATTGATCCAGTTGCAGTAGCTCCGCTGGTATCATACCAAACATCACCATCACAAGGACTTGCAGGTGCTGTAGATTGGACATATTTTGTCCCATAAGCATTACTAGTAGAAGCAATATTGATAGTATTTCCAGTTGCTGTTGTAATTGGATTCGTACAACTATATGATGTTTGATTTACAGTTAAACTTACAAGACTGGTTACAGTATCTGCAATTCTAGCGGAATCAACACGAACGCCATAAGTATTTGCGCCATTCCAACCCATCAATGTTGGGTATGTTGAAGACCAAGCAACTTGAGAATTAGTATTGTTTACTGCGCCACCATCAGGTGAAGTGCTAGCAGAAGCATCAAAGATTGTATGACTATTGCCATAGTTTTTCCAAGAAAGTTGCCCAACAACAGCAGAAATAGTTCCATTTGTGGACCAATTAGTTCTTCCTGTACTTAAGTTAGTTGCAGTGGCAGCATTACCAGAACAAGAAGCAGAAGAACCAGTAACGTTTCCTCCTGATGTTATGTTAGTTCCTGCAACTGAACCCGATACACTAATTGAACCAGTAACAGTAATAGTAGTACCAGAAGCGGGAATTGAAATGCCAGCACTTCCAGTTGCCTGTAAATTTAGAGTTCCATAAGCACTAGTGTCTCGGTTATAACAAATCACATATCCTTGACCAGCACTCATTCCCATTTCAACTGCAAGACCAGTATAAGAACTTCCAGTAGGAGTTCCATACCAACCAGTTGCACGAACTTGCTCTAGGGTTCTTAAGTAATTACTGAAAGTTCCAGTGGTAGCAGCAACTGACCCTCCAGATAAGTTCGTTGTAGTGGTTGCATTGGTTGAAGATCCAGCACTATCAGCATAACCCGCATATATTTTACTCCAAGAACCCCAAGTACCACCTTCTCTAAATCTTACTGAAGGGTATGGATTTCCACCTATGGATGCTCTTGGAATTGCAAATTCCATTGCATATAATGAATATGCATAGTCATTGCCAAGACCTATTGAAAGATTATAATATTGTATCGCACTGGGAATTCCAGGACCGTTTGTAGTACCTTGAATATAGTTAAATCCAAAATTAGTACTGGCATTAAAATCTGTTCTAGTGCTGTGGTTGTTCCCCATATTATTGAAGAACTGAGTCGCAGTAATACCATTCAGATAATTTGAATTTAAATTACTAACTTGAGTAGTAGAAGCAACAGTAAGTGGTGCTGTTCCTGTTGCTACTGTGGATGCTATTGTTCTAAACGAAGAATTGCCAGAAGAATCTACAGACCCAACAGTAGCACCGGCACCATTACCAAAGTTTACTCCACTAGTTCCTTTATAATAATTAATGTAAGTTGCAAAAGCACCATTTTTTGCATCAAGATGTAAGTTTCCGTTTGTTGTAACTACAGAAGCATTTGTCGTATCTGCATTTCCGTTTCCGCCAACTCTTAAATATTGCGCCCAAGTTGAATTTGGACCATAAAGAGCAGAACCATCTCCAGCAATTGTAATTGAATTGGCAGTTATTGATGAAGTTGCAAATGTATTTGTGAGTTTATTAAAAGTAAGATTTGCATTTCCAGCAAAAACATTACTATCATTAAATTGTATTTGTGTATTAGAACCCGCAGCAGCAACAGAAGAAGCATTAATTCCTGTAATGCTTGTATTAGTAACAGAGGTAATTCTACCTTTACTATCAACAGCAAATACTGGTACTTGAGAACCAGACCCATAAGTATTCGCAGAAACACCAGTAGATGCTAATGTGCCTGTTGCAGTAACATTAGAAGATCCATCAAATGATGGACTTGTATAAGTTAAATCACCAGTAATCGCAATAGTTCTTCCTGTGGTTAATTTATCTGCTTGAGCAACAGTAGCAGCAGTAAAATTAACCCCAACACTGGATGCTGAAGTAATTCTGCCTTTAGCATCAACTACAATCTGTGGAATTGTTGTTGTAGAACCATAAGTATTCGCAGAAACACCAGTATTCGCTAAAGTACTAGTTGCAGTTATATTTGCAGTACCATCAAATGATGGACTTGTATAAGTTAAATCCCCAGTAATCGCGATAGTTCTTCCTGTGGTTAATTTATCTGCCGATGCTACTGTTTGAGAACTAAAATTAACACTAACACTGGATGCTGAAATAATTCTGCCTTTAGCATCAACTGCAATCTGTGGAATTGTTGTTGTAGAACCATAAGTTGTACTAGTAACACCAGTAGTTGCCAAAGTACCAATCGCAGTTACATTTGTAGTGCCATCAAATGATGGACTTGTGTATGCCAAGTCTCCTGTAATGGCAATGGTTCTACCTGTTGATAACTTTGTAGCCGTATCAGCATTTCCATTCAAAGCACCTTTAAATGTAGTTGCTGTAACAACACCAACAACACTTAAAGATTGTGATGATAAACTAGTGGCAGTAGCAATTCCTAAAGAACTATTACCTGTAACTATCAAAGATTGAGTAGTAGAAATTCCAGAAACATATGAAGATGTTATATCAGCATAACCACCTATCACACTTGTTGCAGTATTTGTATTTCCAGTAATTGTATCAGCAACAATCGTACTAACATAAAGACTATTCCACTTATAATTAATGCTCCCAATATTATAAGTTGTAGTTGCCGATGGTGTGATAGTACCACCAAAGGTAGAAGTACTAGAAACATTTAATGTTTGAGTTGTTGTAATTCCGGAAACATTTAAACTTCTAGCAGTTAATTGAGTCGTCGTTGTAATTCCAAGAGTACTAATTCCAGATGAAATGATATTTGCAAGAGATGAATTTGTACTTGTTAATGTTGTTACAATACCTGCATTATAATAAACATCAGAACCATTTAAAGTAGTAATATTTCCAGTCGTATAAGTAACTGCTGTTCCAGTTAAAGCAGTTATTGTTCCATTTGTAGAATTAAATGTGGTAATTGTGCCAACACCAGAACTAATCTGCCCTTTGAATGTAGATCCGGTAATAATACCAGTAAAATTAGCACTTGTGCCATTAATATCAAATAGACTAGAAACACCAACAACATTTAAATTTTGAGTTGTTGTTTGTCCTGTTACTGTTAAACTTACTGCAGATACTGCTGTTCCTACATTTAAGTTTTTGGCAATTCCAACTCCACCAGATATAATTAATGCACCAGATGTTGCATTTGTGGAATCTACAGAAGAACTAAAAGTGGAAATTCCAGTTACATAAAGTTTATTTAATGTGGCAATTCCAGTAATTCTAGTATCACCCGCAACATCTAAAAGATAAGTTGGTAATGTACTTCCAATACCAACACGATTATTGATTGGATCATATACAAAATTTACAGCACCATCAACCAATCCAGCAGAATTGTGATACTGAATTTGAGTGTAAGTTCCACCAGCTCCTGCTTTAATTGAACCTTGACTGGTCCATACTAATGAACCAAGTGCATTTTTGACTAGTATCTGTTGAGTTATTCCTGGATTATTTGCATAATCATAAATGGTTCCAGTTAGTCTTAAATCTCCAACAATATGAAGTTTTGCTGTTGGATTTGTAGTTCCAATACCAACAGAACCAATCCCTGTCGTTGAAATAACTGTACCACCGACGCCAACATTCAATTGTTTTCCTGCAGTTAGGATTCCGGTGTTAGTATCATAGGTTAAATCAACTGAAGAGGAAAACTCATTATTGCTATTAAAAATTAATTCTTTATTATTTCCTGGAGCAAAGACAGTAATTGTTGAGATTGTGCCTGGATTTCCATAAGAATCCAAATACCCAGAAGCACTAATCGCAGCACCAACAAAATTAAGCTGAGTTATGCTACTAACTCCTCCAGGTGGAACTAGGAGTCCTTCATTGTAAACACTAATAGCACCTGGAATTAAACCACCACCAACAGGAACCCAATATCTTTTTCCGGGATATCCAACAATAGATACTGATTGATATTGTACTCCAACAGGAAGTATTTCCCCAGAAACAATTGGATCGCCAAGATTTGGTTCTGCTTGATCTAATGAAAGATAACTGTATCTGTCAGAAGTTAATCCAGATTGTGGAATTCTTTGTACTCTTCCGCTTAAATACTTTGCCATTATTATACTGTACTATTTTCCAAAATACTACAAACAAATTCCATTTGAAGTGGTGCAACTAATCCCCCACTCACATAAGTATGTGCTATTCCTGCAATTACACCACTATTTGTAGTAAAGGTGAGGGATGTCCCAACGCTTCCAGTAATTCCACTCACAACAAAAGATGCTTGTGGTGATGGATAGATTGTTGTCGTGACTCCACTAGTTCCACTACAAGTAAATCCAAGACCACTCATTGTAATTTCGTCCCCAACAATAAAATTATGAGGACTGATTGTAGTAACTGTCGTAATGCCAGTCGTATTATCGTATTTACAGTTAGTAACAGAAACAATACCTGATTGAGTACCAGAAATGACAATTGAATCCGAAATTAAAGCAGTTCTTTCTAATACCATTCTGCCATCAATTATTATCAAACTATCATTCGGTAAAATTGCTCCTCCTTTAATAACTCTATTGTTTCTTACATTTCCAGTTTTAATTGTTGTTCTGCGATGAGTAAATGTAAATCTTGGATAAGTTGTAATTCCAGCAACATTTGATGCCTGGGCATAAAGCAAAATTGCCGATACTCCCACTGGAGTTGTATATACTACTTGCTCTCCTGGTGCAACTGGAACCGCAAAGGTAAGGAACTTATTAAGTGGTGCAACTGCCATTTCTTATCTCAACGCAAGAATTAAAGGTGTAACTTCTGCTTGTATCGCTCTACTGAAATCTCTACCACGAATTGTATTGGTAGTTTGATCTATAATAATTCCTTTTCCGATTTCAAAATCTCCTTTTTGATTGGTGCTGGTATATGGTATTTGGGCACCATTACGAGCAACAACTTGATTTTCTGCAATTGGAACACCACCCTTTTGGGGTGTTGCTGTATTTATATCTGTTCCAGTACCAATATATTCAAATGAATGACCACTAGTAAGAATACGACTAATTCTATACATTCTAACTGTTGTTCCAATTCCAATATTAAATGGAACAAACTCATTAAATGTAACTGTTGCAATTCCAGTATTCGTTGATGTTGCAGTATTTACTGTATAATATATTGGAGACATATTTGCAATATAATCACTTGTACTTTGAACTACTCCATTAATAGCAATTCTTAAAGTTTGTGTTGATAGGTAATTTCTTCCACTATTTACAATATCAATTACAGTAATTGCACCAGAATCATTTATAGTTGGGGATACTTCTGCAATAATTCCTTCTGGTCCTAATGGAGAAAGACTATTACCATTTCCAATATCAACAAGTGTTATGCTTGGTGGAGATGCTGCACTATAACCACTACCACCATTCAGTACAGTTACACTATCCAATTGTTGCATTGGACTTGTAATATAATTTCCGTTTACTGGAATTTGGAACCAAAGTGCTTGACCATCATAAGGAATACGATAATTTAAAGAAGTATCTTTTACATCATTAAAGACAATCGTATCTCCACCACCAGTAAATTCCACACCAACATTTGCCGTGAATTCCAAAGCACCAAGACCATCAGCAACCAATCCATAGTTTCCAAATGATGAGTTTGAGTTAGTTAAATCGCATTGTCCTCCACTTGAGGCATAGATTGCAATATCACAGTTGATAGTAAAAATAGAAACTAATTGGGCATATCCATTATTTGTGACTGACACACCAATTCCTGCTTCATTATATTGAGTAAAGGAATCGCAAACCATACATTTAAGATCTGCTCCAATCGTAGAAGCAGTTGCATTATTTCCATCAATCTTCATACCAATACTTAATGGCATAAAGTTTGTACAATTTCTTATATAAGGAGATCTCCATCTTCCTGATGGACCTTCTGTTGCTGGTCCAGGAGCAATATAACCAGATACTGCTATTTTGGATGTATCGGTTGGTGGGAATGCAACTGCTCCACCACCTGGATTGGATTGTCCAGTATCACAAGAAAAATTCATATTTTCAACCAAACACCCTCTTCTTACGTGGAAGAAATCTTTTCCTAAATTTTGAGGAACAACCGTAACAAGTCTTAAATCTTGACCGCTAATAGCGACATCAGTTCTCAATCCAATTGGATTATTTTCATAATAAACACCAGGACGAATAATCACAGTGTCTCCTGGTTCTGCAATTGCTGCTGCTGCGCCAATTGTTAATTTTGCATCTCCTTCTGTTTTTCCGGTATTATCATCGTTTCCATATTTTGTAACCCAGATTGAGTTTCTAGAATCTGCTCCTGCCGGTGCCCAAATTACTTTACCGTCGGGATAAGTAATATTTGGCGCAGAAGTTGGACCTCCTCCAATAATAGTAGTTACAATTCCAGCACAAGTATAAATTGCGGAAACTACATTTGAACATCCGGTTGGACTAACATTACTTCCATTATCTTCTTGGAGAGTCAAATCACGAATTTGACGAATGCTACTTACACCACTTTGATATGATTTTGGCAATAAAGCATTATTGATAACATATTTGGAAAGTTGGACCGCTGTTGTAATTGCAACAATCGTAGCATCTTTAATTGAATAACCATTTACATCATTTCCGGTAATATGAATGAGTGATGGTCCATTATAATAAGATAATCCAGCACCTACAGATTGTGAATTCCCACCTTTAGTAATATCAAGAGTGATTGCCTTTAAAATTTGTTTAATATCGTTTCTGCAAGTAGAAACTCCACCAACACCAGGAACTTGAAATGCCGGACTTTTATAATCAGTACTCGTAAGAAATCCGATTGCTTCATTTGCAATAAAATCAAGATTCAAACGAATCATATTTGCAGCATCAAAGAATCTTCCTCCTATGATTTGCCCAGTACTTCCAATGCCAACAGTAGTTAATACTGCTCTTGGATTTTGATAAAAGTTTGTAACATATCCAACATTATTATTAGAATCAAATATTGCTTCACGAATTCTAATATCTTTTGCTAAATCAATATCTCTTGATGGATTTGTAGTTCCAATACCAACAGAACCAATCCCTGTCGTTGAAATAACTGTACCACCGGCACCAACTTTAAATGTAGAAGATAATACAGTATCTCCAGTAACATTTAATTTATCTTCAAGTGTTGTAATTCCTTTTGTGTTTAATGTGGAATAAAATACAACTGCACCTTGAGCATTTAGAGTTTGTGATATTTCACCATAAGCAGCACTCATAGTTTGAGTGATGGAAGCACTTCCAGCAATATCTAATGCTACTGATGGATTATTTACATTAATGCCAACATTAGACATTCTGTAAATGTTATTTGTTCCATTTACATAATCCCAATAATCAGAGACATATACATCAGCAATAGTACTATTTGCTGCACCAACATATGCTTGTATTGGGTCTGTCCCAACTCCAGAACTACGGCCAGTTTTGAAGTTCAATCCTCTAAATGATTGAACTCCAACTAAAGTCTCATCATTATAGATAAAAATACCTTGAGTGATTGATGGTTGAACCGTAGTCCATTTAATTCCTTGAGAATCTTTAGTTAAAAATGATCCAACAACACCCGGAACATTTAAAGAATCGTAAATATCATTACTTATCTTTACACTTCCACCAACATCTAATTTTTGTTGTGGAATTGTGGAACCTATACCAACATTTCCATAATAGGTGGAGGCACTTCCAACAACACTTGGATCAGTTGAAGCAATTCCTATTAGAATCGTCCCACCAACACCAATATTAAATCTTTTAAGTATCGTTGCTGTATTTACGGTGAAACGATCAAATGATACATCACTTGTAAAATAAACTGGTCCAGCAAAAGTTGCAATTCCACTATTTGTAAATGGACCACTATATTTTATACTTCCATTTACATCCAAAGTGGCTTGAGGATCATTTGTTCCTATTCCAAGTCTTGTTAAATATGGATTAAAAATTAAATTATTACTTACATATGGTTGTCTTAATTCTATATTAGTCTCATTCAACATCACAAAATAGTTAGAAGATGCAGTGGTTGCAATTCCAACTTTAGTTAGATTTGGATATTCTCTTAAATATAAATCTAGATTAACACCAGTTAATTCGGTACTAGTTGTTAGTCCAGTTATACTATTGAGAAGAAGAGTACTCATGAGAAATACTGGTTATATGTTGAATTATTTAAAGTGTTTATAATATTATTAATTTGTGTTTTTCTATCATTAAGTGTGCCTTCGCCAAAAATATATCCATATCTCTGTTTATATAATTTTGTCATTTCAACTTTCATAGAATTTACACCAGACAACAAAGTGTCTCTGTAATTTCTGATTGATGTAATATTAGATAAAACTACGTTTGCTTGGGAACTATAAGTTGCACAAGATGTTGCACAACTACTTATACCAGAAGAAACTATGGTTGGGATAAATACACTTCCAATTCCAGAACTTGCTACAATATAAGTATCTATACCAATTCCTAAAATTGGAGAACCAATATCTGTAACTGTAAATGAAGCCCCAGGAAATGCTGTAATAGTAAGCACATCATTAACAGAATATCCCGTGCCACCATTATTTACAATTACATTTGACACAGCACCAGCAGGAGAAACAGTAATATCTGCTTTTGCTGAATTTCCAGTACCACCAACCAATGATTGATTATAATAGTTAGAAGAGATAAAACCAGAACCAGGATTATTTACAATTAACTCTAAAATTGAATTTGATGTTGAACCAACAATCACTGTATTATTTGCATATCCACTATTAAATGATGTGGATCCGTCAGTTCCTTCTAGAGGTTTATTTGGTGCTATTCCATAATAATTAGTATTTTCCGCATTAATACGATGTGCCTTTGCATTTTCATAATAATAAGTATCACCAACAACAATAGTTACAGTTGTAGTTCCTGTTCCAGGAGGAGCAACAGGAACAGTAACTAGTGCTGTTGTTCCACACCCACAAGCAAATGCATCATTTGAAATAATAGAAAGATTGTAGATTTCATTATTCAAATCAACAGTTAATTGTGCAATTTGTTCATCTACCTGTGCAGTTGGTGATTTAAGTTCATCAATAGATGCTTGCAATGGAAGTTTCAAATCTTCAATAGAAGAAATTTGTTTATTCAACGAATCTAATTTTGAATTGAATTCATTAATAATATTTTGTTTGGACATTATTTCTCAACCTCTTTCTGTTCTATAACTAATTTATCAACATCAAGTCTTTCTGCATAAACAACATAACTACAATCAATTGGACCACCAGAATTATTCATAACAGTAATTTTAGAAACATCCATACTTTTCACAAAAAGTTCTTGATAAACTTTATGTGGAGTAAGATTGACTGTAATACTTCCTGGATGTACTAATCCATTCCAATATTCTGGGAGTTTGATTGTGTTTTCTCTTTCAAGTCTTCCACGATAATATACGCCAATTTCTGGTCCTTCCAAACAAGCGTGTACTAATCTATAACCTTCTTTATTTGGATGTGGAATATTAAATTGTTTAAATGGAGCAGCAACATTAGCAAAATTACCAAAATTTGAATAAATGGAATCGCACCAAATAAGATCAGTGACATTCAAATTGCCAGTAATAGTTTTATTTTCAGTGGTGATATGAAATCCTTCATTGACTTTAAGAGCAGCAGATATATCTGTTGCTATTTTCAAAGAAAGTCCAAGTTTTTTAGAAACACCAAAAGTATTCGTATCTCCTATATGATTTGTCTGTCCAACGTTATTGGTAATTCCAAGAACATTTAATGAATTTGGAATAGACCCAACTCCAGGAATTGCAATTGGGGGGCCAATCGTAACTGTACCCAAATCAATTCCAGTTGGAAATGATGCTCCAAAATATGAAACACCACAATTTACAAGTGTTCCTGATTTTAGTCCCAATATTTCACCAAGAGATGCTACGGAAGTATCAAAATCTCCAATTATAACTTTTGATGATTGTATTAGAGGAATATTAGACATAATTAGAATTTAAAAAACATTTTAATTTCATTAATACCGCTTATTATTCTAGATAATAAACTGCCATTCAATAAAGATTCATTACCGGTGGATATATCAGTAGTTACATCTCCGTGAAATGTTCCATATGAAGATAAGCAATATAAACTATGATCTGCTGTAATATTTACATTTGTACCTTTCACTGTATTTTGTGGTGCATCAGTTTGAATAATATGTGGAGATCTGATTGTTACCGAACCTTTTGCGTCAGTGGCATTAATTTGAACATTCTTTCCATTTAAAACAATATCCCCATTAGGCGCTTCTATATGAATAGTTCCATTCATATTTTTAATGTAAAAATGTCCAGTGTCTTTATTTGCATCAACACCAGTAGTAAGTTCAATTGATGTATTGGAAACTAATTTTATCTGTCCTTTTTCATAAATTTGAAGTCCTTGACCTGTTGGCGTATGAATACCATATTCAAGTTTTTCGTGACCAACACTTTTTGTATTTGCAGTGATTTCTACTCCACCAAGATATTGGCGAAAATAATCTTCAAGTTCTGCTAATTGCTCTTTTGTAAAGTTACTCATATACAATCCACCACATTAATGACTTGACTTTGATTTACATTTATTGTTGCATTTTCATTTACAGTTGCTCCTTGTGGTGTAAATTTCATTACTGGAATTACCTTTGCACCAACACCTGTTGATGTATTTATTGTGATTGTTGGGGTGCTTCCAAATGTTTGATTGTAATTTGTAGGAACATTAACTTGAACAATTGAACCATTTGGAGTTATTTTTGGTATGAATGATGTAGTTCCAATACTAATTGTATCGCCAGAAGTATATCCTATGCCCGGAGTTACAATATGAATAGAAGTTACAATACCAACTATGGAAGTTGAAACGCCAGTTGTTGATTGTTGAGTTGTTTCAATTCCAATATTATTGTAATTTCCACCACAATAACCAGAACCACTATAAATTACAATTGCTCCTGTAATCACACCATTTTCTATAATTGCTTCTGCTTTTGCGCCAGAACCATAACCGCTATTATCAACAATAGAAATTGGCAAAGGTGCAGTATATCCAACACCGCCACTAATTACTTCTATTGAGAAAATAGCGCCATTTGTAACAATAGGGACAAGATTCGCACCAACACCAGTTCCATATACTTCTGCAATTGGCGGAATACAATATTCATATTGATATCCCAATGGAACTGGTGCCAAATCATATTGTGTCTGTGGATTCAAAGTAGATTCATTGCAAGGTCCAAAAGCATTATTTGCGTTTCCAAATCCAGAAATTGTAGCAATTGCACCTTCAATTGTATTCAAACCTCCACCCAAAGCATTTGCAGTTTGTAATATTCCTCCAATTTGATTACTATTTACTAGACCATCAACATTTGCAAAATCATTAACTCCTCTTGTGATATTATCAGATACCTTTGTTAAAGTATTACTTATTCCACCAAGAATATCAACGTTTTTAAGTTGTTTTTCCCAGTCATCACTTGATTTTTGCATTGCAACTGCCATAGAAGAAACCCACTCACTTGGTTGAGTGCATTTTAATCCACCACAATCACCAATAAAACTATAAATTTCAGCAGCAAGAGTGCTTGCTTGACGCAAAATACCAGTAACACTTGAAATTCCACCAGTTAACCAACTAATTCCAGATAAAATAGGTTGAAGTGCATTTTCTATCATATTCATCAATTTAGCAAGAATGCCGGAAGTAAACTGCTCTGCGACACAGAGACTGGGATTGATAATATTCCCAATCATATTTGTAAGCATATTTGCAACAAAACTAATAATCTCTTCAATTAAATTTTCAAGAATACAAAATATTTTATCCAAAATTGTTTTTGTTGCTTTCTTTACTGCTTGAGATGTAACTGGATTTGTTGGGTCAGTTTTGCCCAAAAGTGCTAAAAATTGTTTAAGTAAAAATACAATTCCTTTTGTTATCGCAGTTCTTATACTATTAATAATAAGTTTTACAATTCCACCAATTTGACTTGCAACATTTTTAACTTGTGATGCTACATCAACAATTTTATTTAAAACTGGATCAATAAATTTTTTGAAAGAATTTTCTAAAATACTAATTCCTGCAATAAAATCTTGCAGTATTCCCGTAATTCTACCAATTAAATCATTTCCACAATTGCTTGGTATTCTAGAAATATTAGTTCCTTTTTTTTCTACCTGCCATTGTGCTAAACATACACCACCAGGAATATATGCAGATGGAATTTTTCTGTCTATTGTTGCACCAATACCAGTAGATGCTGTTGTCGGTGAAAGTGGTGTTGTATTTGTTTTTGGGAGATTTGTCGCAGGCGCATTATTATTAATGTAAAGAGGAGCATTTTTAAATTGTGAACTTTTCTCCGCTTCAATTGTCTTTTGGTCTATACTTGATTTTACATTTGCGTGACGATGTAGTAATCCAATAATTACTGGTTGTTGTCCATCCTCACCATCCATAAAGAAACCAACACAAGTTTCCCCGCCTTCTAATTGCAAGGTCTTGCTTTGACCTCCCATACCATTTCCGCCAGTTGCATCCATCAAACAAACAGCCCAAGGCAAATCTTCTTCTTTGATGGTATTATCAAATGGGTGATATCCAATAATTCTTACTTTACATCTAAATCCAGGATCTCCATTAAAGGAATTTTCTAAATTTACGTTTCTCCAAACCTTTGCATCAGCAACTCTACCAATCCACCAAACAAATCCGTCTTTACCAAGAATGCCGGATTTCAATAAACTTTCTTCAATCATAATTCGTATTTTCTACATTCAAGTGCTTCTGGATTTAAATCACAAAATAATTGTAATGAATTTGGGATTTCTGTTGCTGTTGGATGATTTCTTTTATAAGAAAAAAGTTCTTCTAGATATGCTTGAAGGTATCTTTTTCTCTGTTCATTAAGTGAAGAAGTTTCTAGTTCTTCACATATTTTGACAATAAGTTCTTGTAGTTCCATTTTAGTATTTATTGGTTTGGACCATAGAGACCATAACTGTCTCGGATTAATTTTGCACTCGTAAGCATATGTCCACCACGAGGATCAAAGTGATGGCAAAGTTCTTTAATTAAATAATTTCCACTTTGTTCTGGATCTGCTTCTCCACTATTTGCCTCTTCTATTCTTGGAAAGATTGCTTCAATTATATCACCAACTTTAAGATTTAAATTCATAGGTATATTTATATTTACTGCTTGAGTGAATAATAAATTATATCTTGATGAGGATTTGGCAATATCTGCACTATCTCGTCCAGACTCTTCAAACTTTCCGCCCTTATCCAAATATCCGTGATCTGAAGTTCTTGTCAAAATTCTAGAAATTGAATCTCCAAATTGATCCGAAACCGCAATACTTTCTGCCCCGCCTAATTGCGTTGCATTTTTAATTTCATTTTTCAAAGAATACTTATAGATACTAACTTCTTGATTATAAATGTCATAAAAATAAGTTTTATTTGCATACATTCCAACTCTTAATGATTTCATCAAATCAATATTTTTTTCATAGTTATAATTTATTATTTTGAAGTTATTGTTTAAATTATTATGTTCAATTACCTTCTGTGACCAAGTATAAGAATATTTTGGTTTTTTATTTCCAGTTCCTAATTGTGCATTTGATACTAAACTATCAATACTACGAAAATTAAATCCATCATAATTTTCATAAAATAAAAATCCAGAAGTTCCTTTTGCTTGCCCACTTTGACCATTTCCAGAAACATTAGATACTTTTGAAATTTGAGAAACTGCTTTTGGACCCAACCAAGTCAAAATATGAAATGGTTTTTTGTTATTTCCTATGAAACTATAAGAATTTGATGTAGTTTCTATTGTTCCTATTTTATCTGTCTGTAATGTGTTTTTTAAAATATCATTAACGTGATTATCTAGTGTTAATTTTTGATATTTTTTTTGGCACCTGACTGTTTCGTTTTGTAATCCTTCTTTAGAAACAAGATGTAATGTAAATTTTTCATTTGTTCCTTCTGCATCAAGATTGCTTACTTTATAAACAAACATTGCTCGTGTTCCATCTAACTTGAAATTGCTAGATGCGGTTTCAATTTCCATCGCAACACTTTCTCCGCCACGAATAGGAAGACCATTGAATATAGAATGAGTATTCTCCATAACAATTATCATTGTTATACAAGGAGATAAAATATCTTCATAATAATTCATTTCAAGAATTGAATTTGTCAAATCAAATTTTTTAGACCCATCCAATGATGCAATCGTAACATATTGATATCTTAAACCAGATACTGCGTTTGTCATTATGCCGAAGAGAGATTAGTAAGAAGCATAGTCTTCCATAGACTATTTAATATCTGTCCTTCAGGAATTGATACAACAGCAACTCCACCTCCGCCGCCTCCTCCCATTGGAATGGGAACTGGAACCATAGAAGGTTGTCCCGCTGGTTGAGATTGACCAAGCAATATTGCCGATCCAGGTGTTTGTTCTTGTAATGGAGTTGTAATTGCTCCTGGAACTTGTGGTGTTTGTCCTGGCGCTATTTGTGCTTGTCTTCTTTCTCTAATACCTTTGACATAAACATTATAATTTTTTTGTAGTTGTTTGAATTCTGGTAGTTTGGGATCTTTGAGTGCTCTATCTGCTCTTTCTTTGCCCATAGTTTGTTTTGCAAAATCTTCAATTGATTGTTGCTTTGTGTCTGGGGTACTTCCTCTCATATCTGCCATTCCTTGTGATCCTTTTCCTTTAGATGCCGATTGTTCACTTTGTTGTTTTGCCTTTTCTTTTGTTAAAGGAGCAGGAATTTTTTGGCCAAGACCAGCAGAAGATGGATTTATTGCAGTTCCACCACGATAAACTTCAAAGTGTAAGTGTGTATTATCTCCGTCTGGATATAAATTAGCAATTTGTTGTCCCCCATATACAACATCACCAGTATTCACAGAAGGTGAGGTATGATAATATCTTGTCTTTAATCCACCTCCGTGATCAATTGTGACATAACCATTATATCCATTACTAACTGATTCTACGACTTTACCAGTTTTATAAGCAGCAACTGGAGCATTTAATGCTCCGACATGGTGAGTCATGTCAAGTCCAGCATGAGCTCCTTTGCCCCTAGCTCTATCCGCACCAAACTGTTGATTGGCAGATTGTCCTGCTTTTCCTCCAGGTAGGGGGAAAAAGGTGTCTCCACTTATAGGTCCATCATAGGTTTGATTTGATGGATTGATTGGTGGATATTGCTCCGGTTCCTGATAAGGATTCATTGACTCCTCACCTTTACCGACATTTTTATCACCAGGACCAGTTCCAGACATTCCAAACTTTATCTTTTCAAACTTACTTACAACTTTATCAAACTTATCAGTAATACTTACAAACGTAACATTACTTGCAGATGCTGCTTCTCTTTGTATTTTTTCTTGTGCTTTCAGTCTCTGGTCCATCTTATCAGCACCAGTCAGTTTATCTGCTAAATTTCCACCAAGTTGTCCTCCACCAAATCCACCAGCAAGAGAACCAATAATTCCACCAATTACTGCACCAGGAGCTGCACCAACACCACCAAACAAAGCGCCTATACCTGCACCTACTGCTGCCCCCGCTTGCCCACCAGCCCAAGCACCGGCAAGACCACCAGCAAGACCACCGCCCGCCCCAACTCCTGCTTGAAGGTCTGATTGCCCTTCTCCTTTTCTTCCCATAAAGTCGGCAGCAGTCAATCCAACAGATAGTATCCCACCACCAAATTTTCCTATTTTTCCAATTTTTCCTTTTGGTGCTTTTGTGGAACCAACATCTTCAATTTTGCTTGGTTGTCTATTAAAATTGACAATATTATTTGCTGCCTTAACTCCTGTTGGTTTAGTTTTTTGTCCTATTTTAGATATTCCCGAAAAAATATTTTTACTTTCCTTTGTTGCTTTTATTGTTGGTTTTCCTCTGCTGAATTTTTTAACTAAAGATTTTAATCCAAACCCCCCAACACCAACTCCAAGTGCAGCAAGAAGAGAACCAAATAATCCGCCATTTCCTCCACCACCAAGAGACATTCCAATAGAAAACTCAAGGTCTTCTACTTTTTTGACCTTTGGTAATTTTATTTTTTTGACATCTTTATTGCTTGTATCTAACCAATTAATAAAGGCATCATATTCCTTCGCCCTTTTTGTCAATGGGCGTCTAGTTTTTACAATATTATTGGCAGCAGTTAGTAGGGGAGAAAAAAGTTTAGTTTTCATTATCCATCCACAATATTATAAACCATTCTTGAATATAATGTTAAGAAATTATCATAGTTTGATGATGGATAAAATGGAGCAGTTGGTCCATTTTGTTGTGGTGATGGTGGTGCAGATATTTTACCACCACCTCCAGATGATGCTGGTTGAACTTGTGATTGTTGTTGGAATGGAATGACTATTGGTTGTGGTCGAGATTTTGATGCTGACGGTGCTTGTGGTGCTTGTTGTCCTGGTTTTGTTGGTGTTTGTGGAATGGGGTTTCCTGCTGCGACTTGGCCCATTCTTCTTTTTGCGGAATTAATCCATCTTTGTATTTCTACTCCAGCAGAATCTGATATTGATTTTCCTTTAAGAAAATCTGTAAGACTGCCCTCTCCAAGTTGTGCTCCCGCGAGATTTGATAATCTTTCCGTTGCAGACATACCTTTATATTCTGGGGATAATTGCATCATTCTTCTATTCATCAATATAGTTCTTCCCATATAAATTTTTTCTTGTAATTCTGGATTAGATAGATATTCCTGCTGCGATGGAGTTGGAATTCCCATCACAGCAGAAGCAGATGCAATTTCCCCACTTCCCATTTGATATCTTCCAGCAAATCTACCTCCAGCACCACCCATTTGATTGTATCTTGCTCCTTCTACATCTGCAATTCCTTGTTTATACGCATTAAATTGTTCCTGTGATATTCCCAATTCAGAAAGACCTTGCTTATCGTCTTTTATTGTAACTCCAGCAAGAGAACCACCTCCACCAGCAGGACTACCACCAGGAGGGGCACCAGGACTAGCAGGTTTTGAATTAGAACCGGAACTAGAACTTGCACCAGAAGATTTTCCGGGTTTTCCTTTCAATCCATCAAGTATTTTATCAAATCTATCTAAAATGGAATTGAATTTATCTAAAACATTTCCTGGAACTTCTGGTGTAGTATTTCCTGGTTGGACATCTTCGCCTCCAGGTTGAGAAAGACCACTCACAGCAGCCCCAGCACCAAGAGCAGCAGTACCACCTAAAAGTAATTTTCCTATTCCGCCCCCACCACCTTTCAGTCCTTTTGGTATTTTTGATAATAAATTCCCTTCTTGCTTCATCGCAGGACCAGCAACATTTGGTGCTCGTTTTCCCGCCATTCCAGGAACCAATCCACCCGCCAATCCACCAAGTGCAGACATTATAGCACCAATTATTCCTCCACCACCTCCACCACCAGAAAGTCCAGAGATTTGTTCTATAATTTTAAGTATTGCCTTTCTTAATGCCTTTGCAACATCAAAAGTTTCTACAAAAGTAGCCTTTAAATTGTCTATATTTTCTTTAACTCTATCTAAATTCTTCTTTGCTCCAAAGAAAGTGATAAAGGCAAGTGCTTCTTTAAATTTATCAAAGAATCCGCCAAAGAATTTAGAACTTTTCTTTTCCTTTGTTTCTTTATTCCCAAAAATATTTTGAATTGTATTTGTGGTATTAAAGACAGTTGAAGAAAGGTTACTGATTAATGCCTGCAAATTATTTGGTTTTGCCGATACTTTTGCTCTATCAAAATTTACAATTTTATTCTTCGCACTAGAAAGAATTGAGGAACCAAGAGAAGAACCACCAGAAACAAATTTAAGTGCTTGTTCCTTTGTTGGTTTTTGCTTTCCTATAATTTTTTCTGGTTGAAGAACAGAACTAACCATTACTTTGTTGTGCCTTTAAGTTTTCTTCTTCTACAAACTGATTTAATAATGCTAGGTAAATGTCCCGTTCCCAGGGCATCATATTTTCTATCTCGGTCAAAGAATATTTATAATGCGTCATCAAAGAGAAATTAATTTTAAAATATGACTCAAGATCCATATGAGCCATTATCAGCCGAAAAAACTTGTCAATCCCTCCAACGTAACTTCACTTTCTTTTTTTGTATTTGGATTAGTCACTTTGAAAGTGTGTGCAAGTTTAGGCATCGTATTGAAAAACTTTTCTACTTCTTGGAACTGTTGTGGAGTCAAAGTCTCAATCCAATCATTAAGTTCCTTTTTGGTACAATCTGCTGCCGCCCAGGACTCATCGGCATTAAAGACTATATCAATACAAGAAGAAACGATATCAAATGATTTGTTGATTTGTTCAGTAGAAGAATTCTTCTTTGAACTAAAATCAAAATTATTCGCAATAAATTCATTCAAAGATGGATACTTCATTCTCAATACCAATCCATCACCCAAATTAATATCAGTAGAGTGATTTGGGTCTTTTTGGACTTGAATTTCATCAATATAAATCTTAACTGGAACTTCGGTTGTTCCATCATCACTACAAGTCACAATCAGTTCAATTGCTTCACCAACTGAATGTCCACGAACATTTAGAAAGATATATTCAATATCAAAAGTAGGAAGTTCTTCTACTTTAATGCCTTTCGTAATAATACAATCCTTTAAAATTTGTTTGATTGCTGATGTAATTTGAATCACATCTTCGCTTTCAAGAGCAAGAATAAGTATCTTTTCTTCTTTGACTAAAAATGGGCGATATTTGATACTTTTTCCTGTTGATGGCAAATCAAGAGTATATTGTGGCGTAGCAATTTTAGGTAAAGGCATTTTGAATGATTAAGTTCAGTTGTGATTATTTATTGGATAGTTTCTCCTCTATATATCGCCGCCTGTCTATATGCCTCTTCATTGCTACCAAAAGCAGGGCCATAATATTGAACAGGAGTTGTCGTTGGTTTAGGTTTGTCTGTATTGTTTAGATTTGATGGATATGGATTTATCTGTGTTCCTTTATGTTTTATTACAGTATATCTAGTATAACTAAAATTAATTGTAGTTTTAGTTATTGTGCTTCCTTCATAAGATAATGGAAGTGCAGTGATATTAGTTGGAAAAGCATCAATAAATTGATAAGTCAAAAGATTTTGTGTCTCGGTTGGACTTTTTGGATTATTTGGATTTGACAAAAAGTCCCTTTCAAATTTGGTGATTGAAATTATTCTTTTGTATTGATCTGGATATTTAAATCTATAATAATTTTCACTTTGCTCATACCCAACTTGTCCACGAGGATTTGGTATTTGTTCTCCGTCTTTTGTGTAAATTGGATTTATAAAATTCATCCATTCTTCAAATAAACGAATAATATTATATTCACTATCAACATAAAAAGTTAAATTGAAATCTGAAAATATTCTACGATTTGGAAATCTTTCAATTATGCCCTGACGACTTCCACTTTCTTCTCCAACGTCAAAAGTTGCTCCGGGAAGAACTGCTTCCGCACACATAAAATCATAAGTAAATGTTTTTGAAATATTATTAGTTATTCCACATTTGTTTAAATATTCTAATAAATTTCCATCCTGTGCCCCATTTGATCCACCTAGAAACATATTAACTTTAAATTGACTTGTAAGAGATACATTACCAAACATCTCTTGAACTGAAGGCAAAGAAGATCCCCCCATATCTCTCGGGGTAGTCATCTTTACATAAAGAGGATCTACTCTATATGTATTTGCTCTAGCCATCTAAATAAGCGTATACGATTATATACTATGTATGCCCCGTAACGAAGATAGTGGATACCATCAAGGAAAATTTAAACCCAAAAATCCTCAAAAATATAATGGAGATCCAACAAATATAATATATCGTTCATCTTATGAACTAAAAATGTTTCAATATTGCGATTTGACTGAAAATGTTATATCTTACCAGAGTGAAGAATTTTGGGTTCCATATGTTTCACCAATAGACAATAAAACCCATAGATATTTTCCAGATATGAAATTGAAATACAAAGACAAAGACAAAAATATCAGAATTGTAGTAATTGAAATTAAACCAGCAAAGGACTTGAAAGAACCACAAAGAACTCCGAAAAGAAGAACAAAATCTTGGGCATATTCAGTAAAAACTTGGGTCACCAATCAAGCAAAATGGAATGCTTGTAAGGAATATTGTGCTGATAGGGGATGGGAATTCCGCATATTCACAGAAGAACAATTAGGCATAGAAATATGATCGCAGAAAAAATACTCAAAGAGGCGGGAACGAAACGTTGGTCCACTAACTGGTATACAAACAGATTGATGAATGAGTTAGCAAGATATCAAAATGAGGATTCTAGTGAAATTGATACAAATTTTATTTCGCCGGGAGATTTGGTATTTTTTATGTATTCGGCAAAATATCCCCAAAAATACAAATTCTGGGATATGCAACCACTTACTTATATTATAAGTATTGACACAAAATCTGGAATATTCTTTGGTTCTAATCTTCATTATCTAAATCCACAATATCGTGGAGGTATTGCCGCTTCTTACATAAATAAATCAGGAAATGTGAATGCACCAAGAAAAACTTTACATAATTACCTTTTTTCTGGTGTAACTAGTCATTTTTTTAAAGTACCTGAAAGTGAATGGAGAGAAGTTTCTTTACTTCCTACCGAAAGATTTGTAGATAAAAGAGGACAACCAGTATTCAAATCCAAAGTTTGGGATTATCCAGATAACTCATCGGCACCGTAAATGGCTCAAAATCCTAACATAAATTTCACATCAGGAAATAGTACAATTAATGTTAAAGGAACAATTATAAATGCTAGTAAACTTATTGGCGATCCTTTAACATATAGTGCCGGAAAACCAGTAGATGCAAATAGTAAAGACCCTCTTATAAAAAGATTAAATTATACAATTAATAGTAATACTGGGCAAGTACAGTATGTTGATACTGGAAATGGCAATGCAACATTTAATAGTTTAAATGATTATGCAAAAAGTCCCGCAATAAATTTTGCTGGTTATGATGCATTTACTACACAAAATATTCAATATGCGATGCAAAAAAATCTTGCATCTGCAATAGGAGCACAAGGGCCAACCGGGGGACCCCCAGTTGCACCATCAGGAGGAGGTGGTGATGTACTTACTCCATTTTTAAACAATCTAGGTGTTGATGTTGATACATTAAAACTAGACAAAGATTTGAATTTTGAGTTTGGTGCGGTAGATGATGTAATCAGAAAAATGCCGTTATTGAACTACCCAGAAGATGCTTTATATAATAAAACCCAAGATTATCTGTCAATAGCACAATACAGTTATAAACCACCAAGAAGTAATGATATATTTGGAGATCCTTTAAATACTTTACGAAATGGTTCTAAACGAACATCACCCTTAAAAGATTTATTGGGTATGGTAAATCTTCCTATGCCAAATAACATAACTGATTCTAATAATGTTTCTTGGGCAGATGATAATATGAATAATTTAAGTGCTGCGCTGACATCATATGTTACAAATGATCCATTAAAAACTTTAGCAGGAGCTGCAGCATTAAGAGCAGGGGCTTCTGCTGCTGGCATTGGTGGTGGAGCAGCACAAATAGCATCATTCCTTGGTGCTCTAGCAGGTATGGGAGCATTTAAAACAGGAGCAACTCCAGCAATGAAAACTTTACTTGGAGGAGCAGTAAATTCCCAAGTACTTGGAATGCTTGGTGTTAGTGTATCACCAGAAAGTATTTTAGCAAGAGGATTTGGAATTGTTCCAAATAGTAACCTTGAACTTCTATTTAATGCACCAACATTAAGAGAATTTACATTTCAATATAGAATGAGTCCAAGAAGTAGCAGTGAAGCAAAAATAATAAACAATATTATAAGATTTTTTAAGCAAGGAATGGCAGCAAAAAAAATAAGTTCAATCTCTGGTGGTGGTTCTGCTGGTGCTCAATCATATTTCTTGGGAACGCCAAATGTTTTTCAGTTGCAATATAAGACTGCTGGGGGAAAAACAATCAAAGGCGTAAATCGTATCAAAACTTGTGCTTTGACTGGATTTGCTATGAATTATGCTGCCGATGGAAATTGGGCGGCATATGATGAAGGACAACCAGTATCTGTGATTATGAATATGTCATTCAAAGAACTTGAACCAGTTTATGATACTGATTATCAAAGTAATATTGAAGATGGAAGAGAATTTACAGGAAAAGATGGTTCTGGTGATCTTTATCCAATCACACCAGACGAGGTAGGATACTAAAATGGCATATTTTAAGGAACTTCCAAATATATCATATATTTCTCGTTTGCCTGACGTAAGTTCAAACGAAGAATATATTACCGTCAAAAATCTCTTCAAAAGGGCAAAGTTAAGGACAGATATAGTTAATATTATTACTGCTTTCAATTATTATCAAGTAGAAGATAATCAAAGACCAGAAGTAGTTGCTTCTAAACTTTATAATGACCCAGAACTTGATTGGGTTATTCTAATTACTAACAATATCACAAATGTAAGAGAACAGTGGCCTTTGAGTAATAATGATCTATACAATTATATGCTTGATAAGTATGGCACAGAACAATCACTATCATCCATTCATCATTATGAAACTATTGAAGTAAAGGATGAATATGATCGCCTTGTGGTTCCTTCTGGACTTCAAGTAGATTCAAATTTTACAGTTACTTATACTAAATTTGATAATACTTTATCCACTATTTCGCCCGTGAAGCAAGTAACAAATTATGAGTATGAAACTGACATTAACGAAGAAAAAAGAAAGATAAGAGTATTAAAACCAGCATATCTATCAGTAGTGATTACAGATTTAAGAAATATAATGAAATATGACCAATCTTCACAATATGTCAATCAAACTACTAAACAATCTTATAATCCAAATCTAACAGGCGTATAAAAACCCTACAGACAAAAAAATCCCCGGAGATTTTTTCCGGGGATAAAGGTAATTAAAAGTTGATTTTGAAATCAGGAGTTAGCAAGCTTTGAGAAGTATGAAAGTGCTTCATCATCATCCTCTTCATCAGAAGCAGAACTAGATGAAGAACTAAAAGAAGATGTACTCTTCGTTGAACGCTCTACTTCATATTCATCTTCCTCAGATACTGTTTCTGGATCTTGGGTGCGAGCACCTTTAGTTCCAAGAACAGAAGAAAGACGCTTCTTCAAATCGTCATAAGACTTGAACTGATCGTTAGCAACAAGTTCAGCAAGAGAGGATTCTTGCTTCCAGATTGCTTCCAGTTCATCATCATTATCTAGAAGAGCACCAGGAGAAGCAAACTCACTAGAATCATAATTACGATAACCAGCAACGTTCTTTGCCTTCAGTTTGAAGTTAGCACCTTGCCAGAAGTCAAATGGATCAATTGGAGTTTCATCTTCAAACTCTGGTTTCATAGCGGCAGAAATCTTATCAAAGATTTTCTTACCATACTTATAAAGGAAAACTTTACCTTCATTTTCAGGATTAGAAGGATCTTTTACAACATAGATGTTGCTGATGTAAGTCAGTTTTCTTTTTTGCTTACGAGCAATTTCTTTGTTTGCATCAATTCCTGAATTCCAGAGACCAGAGTTGTGCTCACAGATAGGACATTGTTGACCGAGTGTCGTAACACAATTATCAATCAACCATCCACCAGAACCTTGGAATGCGTGAGAATAAATCTTCACGAATGGAATATCTTCGTTGTCGGGAGCAGGAAGAAAGCGAATAACGGCATAACCATTTTGGCTCTTATCTGTGGTCAATTTCCAATAACGATCATCTTCAGAAGAACCAGCACTATTCAGTTTTTCAACTTCTTTGACTAGTTTTTCGGTTAAAGAACCAAGTTTGGATTGTTTTTTTAAGTTTGCGAATGACATAGGATTTTTAGATTAATTGGATGTTTTGGATTGGACTTTTTAAGTGTAGCAGATATAAAGTCAGTCGTCAAGTGATTTTTCAAGTTTATTGATAGTATTTTCTAATTGCTCAAAGAAAACGCTTAATCCTTTTTCTGGATTAAATCCAAAAAGTTGAGCGGATTGAGTGATTTTTTCTTTCATTTCTACTGCTTCTGGATCTTCAGAAAGAGACATTCTAAAAATAAACAATTTTTGTTTTTCTAAAAATTCTCTCATTGTATCCAAATGTTCCTTCTTTTTTTCTTTCGTAGAAGAAGGAAGATCGTACAATTGATTGAAAAGTTTTTCTTGCAATTGGTCTAATTCTGTCAAAGATTCTCTGACTAATTCGGAGTCAAAAAACTTACTCATAAACAATCTCCTTGAGGATGTTCTTATATCCTGCTACATCAATATTTAGGAAGGATTGATACTTCTGAATTTTTAAACTCATCATTTCCCACACAGGATCATTCATTTTTTTATCAAAATCTTTTACATAATTTAAAATCATATTTAAGATAACCAAGGTTTCTAATGTAAGTGCTTTTTGTAGATACTTTTTGAGTAGTTCTGGATGATTGCCGTTTTTACAATCAAATAAGTTTTCAAAATTTTCTTTTGATATAAAAACTTCACATTCAGTTTTAAACAAATATGTTAAACTTTGAGATTTTTTTAACCAATTTGAATATGTGTCTTCACCATTACGAATAATATCACCAATCCAGAGTCTTTCTGGATCATTACATTCGGCAAAATTAGCAACAAAGAAAGATTTTATTTCTTCATCATTTTTTTGACGAGATATCTTCTCAAAAAAATAACGATCCTTTCTTTTGTGAAAACTATCTAAAGATGCTCTAGTCTTTCCACAATATTTAAAGTAATCGTAATTTTTTTTGGTAAAGTGATTTTTGAATGCTAAAAAATTTGAATAAACTTCAAATGGACTCATATAGGCAAACGTGCCTTGGTGGTTTTTTTGAGAAAATTCAAATGAATAGCATCACACTTTAATTTTTCTTTGAGTGGTTTTGAAACTAATTTGGAAACCGTCTCAATTTCAATACTATTCTGCTCACAATAAGACACAATAGCATCAATATAATTGACTTTAGAGATTTTTACAATTTGCTCAATATCCTGTGCAAATTTTTGAGGACATAAGAACTTATTACTCAATTCTTCTTTTATTTCGTCATTCATACTGGGTAGATTTAAATTTAAAAAACTTTCTAGTGGATTAGGCATAAGGCACCATAACATAATATCTATTATAAGATAAATTAATCAATCTGTCAAGCATATTCTTGCAACTTATCATTAGTGAATTTTTTGATATACTTAATAACTAATTTCATATATTTCTCCAAATCTCTTTCTTCATAAACAACAAGTTCTCCATTTTCACAAGCCATAATAATGACAAGTTTCTTCACTTGCTTTCCAGTTCTTTCAAAAAGAGCCATACCATAAAACATCGCCTGAACGAAATAGTTTTCAATCCACTCCCGAGGTTTTGGTTTTGCAGAAGTCTTATAGTCAATAATCGCAAGTTCTTCATCAAACTCTGCGATAGTATCGCAAGTACCAGCAACACCCAACACAGTGCTATACAGAGCAGTTTCTACTCCGTATATTTTATTCATTCTTTGAAGTGCTGGTTCAATTGTTTCAAACAATGTAGGAGCAGGTTCTGGAACTTCAGGAAGTTCTTGATTGGTAATATAATTCTCAACCAAACTATGTAAGTTTGTTCCTCTTGTAGTTGCTGCTTTTGTAATCGCATCTGCTTTTACATTACCTACTTTTCTTCTCCAATCAATAAAGATTTGACGATTGAAATGACTAGTCACAGAAGTAATAGAAACCATTTTTGTTGGTTTCTCATTTCCATTGGGAATAGAATAGTATCGTACTCCATCAATAGTTTCTCTATCCAGAGGAGACAAATTGAGTTCAACGTGCTCAAAGCGAGCAGTTGATTTCTCTACTTTTTTTTCTGGATAGAGTTCAAGATATTTTTCAATACAAGGATTAGTCATTTACATTCCCAAAGATTTTTTAGCAACTACAAATTCTTTAACCAATGATGATCTTACAATATCATCAACATCAAATTCAATTCTTTCAAATGAAGGCATAATATCAATAATTTTAATGAAATCTATGATTCCATTTCTTTCCGAAGTTTTAATCAAATCACTCTGTTCTACATCACCTGCAAACATAATTTTTGCATTCTCACCAACTCTTGAGATTACAGAAAAACATTCGTGAGCATTACAGTTTTGTGCTTCATCTACAATAATTATACAATTATCAAGTGTTATGCCACGAATGAAAGAAGTACACCAAAATGAAATAGTATTTTGTGCTTTCAGATTACCATAAAGCATTTCAAAGTCAGCATCAGATGGCATTTGGAACATATATTTTACCATATTTTTATATGGAATTTCAAATAATGATTTTTTGTCATCTTCACCACCAGGCATAAACCCAATTTCTCTTGTTTGGACTAATGAACGAACAATATAGATCTTTTCGTATGGTGAGGTTTCATCTAATACATCTTGAAGTGCTTTATACAAAAGCGAAAATGTTTTTCCTGATCCAGGAACTCCGTGTGCAAAGATATTTTTACCTTCACTATAAAAACCAAATAATTTTTTTTGATTTTCAGTAAGTGGTTCAATATCAATTAAAGAAGCCAGATTAATTGGCTTCTTTTTTTTCATTTGCCTAGAAGTCATACTGCTATCAACACCAAGATTTTGATTCTCTTGGGTACTTCTTCTTCTACGTGCCATTGTATTTTTAGTTTAAGATTTACTTATGAGGGCGAACATTGCTGCCAGGAATTTTACTGACCTTGTGCAATACTTCATTCCAACCACCATCGGTCTTCATTTGGAAATCTCCAACTTGACTGACAGTAGAAGGACATCCTTTGGACCAGTCGGTTTCCCAGTCTGGATTATTTTTTGTCCATTCATCGTGCTCACTAAATGAAGCAAAGAATGTTTGAGTCTCTTTAGTTTCTTTATGAATTTTATAATAAGTTGGCATAATTTACAATTATTTACAAAATTATTTATTCCAATGTAATAGATGAAGCGTCTTCACATTCTGGGCAGTTTTCTCTTGTCCATCCAAGAGCAGAAGAGATGGTAGGGAACTGACAGGTAAAGATGCACCTGATTGCCTCGGCAACCTCCATGTGCTCCTTCTGGGTCCCGTGAGCACTTCTAAGGTCAATGTAGTGCATCCAACTACGAAGACTACCGGACATATAGAGACGGGTCTGTGTTGCCTGTGGAAGCACGAAACGGGCACATTCCTTCGCAACCCCCACACCAAGCATTTTATTATAAAGTTTCAAGGAATATTCAAAGTGCTTACGAATTTCTTCTTGAAGACCAAGTTTTACATAATCACCAAGATCATCAGTAGAGTTTTGACGATTCTTTGTATCTTGCTTTCTCAAATCAGGCACGGGAAGTTGCAGTTGAAGTTCTGTACTATCAGCATATCTTTGACTGAATTGCTGAAAGGTAAAACTTCTATGACGAAGAATTTGAGTGGCAATTGCTAGTGAAGTATTAATTTCAACTGTCAAAAATGCGTGTTCAAAGATACTCCAATGTTGATTCTTAATGCAATACTTAAGAAGTCCTTCAAAATTAGAATTCTCTTGATTTTTTGGATTTGATACACGAGCACAGTAAGCAATATGTTTTTCTGCGTCAGGTGTTGCGCTAATGAGTTTAACTGTTGATTTCATTTCTTTCCAAATCCTTTTGATGTTTGTGCTTCTAGTTTTGCTAGTTCTTCTTTTAACATTCTAAGTCGGGATTTCATTTCTTTTAATTTTTCAGGAGAATATAAATGATCCTGCTTAATCAACCTACCCATCAACTTAACTAATTTCTTTGCTTTCATTAATCAAAATCCTCAAAAACTTCATCGTAATTATCTGTATCCGGAGAACATTTTTGTGGTTCTCCTTTATCTAAAATTTCATTTTTTAGTGATTCAATAAGTAATTCCATATTTCTAATGATAAGTTTTACTTTTTCTTTATTCATATTTTAGAATTTAACATCTACCATTATACACAAAAAAGGAGGAACCGTCAATTCCTCCTTCACTTATCTTTTCTTTTTTCCTTCTGGTTTTATATACCCATAAACCTTTGGACTAACTTTACCACTTGTCCATTCAATTGAAAGTACATTTTTAGTTAAATCGTGATAATAATCAAATACTTCTACTTGAGAAGAAGCTTGAACAATATCATATGATTTAATGTCATCAAGAATATATCCTACCAAGTAAGAATTAATTGGAAGACTTTTGTTGTTGGATAAAGATTTTTCACACTTTTGATGAATGATTTTCATAATATTTTTTTAGTTATAATTAGGATCTACCACCCCATTGAATATCTGGATATGCGGTAGATACGATTTCCTTCGTAATCTTATATTTTGTTTGTAGTTTTTTATCCTTACACAAGCAAAGAATTTCTGCTTCTAATGGATGAACACCTTCAAGAAGGTTGATAAAAATAGTTTCCCTACGAATACTATTCAAACTATCATTTCCGCCCTTAATGAAATTATAAAATTTCTTATATTCTCTACGAATCGTAGAGTGCTTTTCATCAATTGTTCCAAGGGAATTGGAACTTCCGCCATTCATTGTAGAGACAGCGTTACCAATTCTTTCAGTAATTGTTGATGTCTTTAGCACATTATCACCAAAGAAAGGAACTTCACCTTCAGGTAGAAGTGAAACAATACTTTCATCAAAGTTCCAAATAAAAAGCGCCTTCAAAGATGGATCTTCATATTTTTTAAGAACTTCCACTTTTTTCTCATTTGTCCTTTGTTTAGATACAAGATTCAAAATTTCAAACACAAGTGGATTTGGAGGAAGATCCAAACTAACTTCTTTTGTTCTTGAAACTGATACTCTTTTTGCTCCAGTTGTTACAGTCATATTTGTTTAAAAAATCAGTAATAATTTATAATACTATCTATCTATTATTTTTCATCGTCATCATCGTCATCATCATCGTCATCGTCTTCATCAAAAAGACCTCTATATTCTTCTTGAAATTCTTCAAGAAATCCAGATTCCAAACGAAGAGAAACTACTTCATCAGCAATTACATTACCATCTTCATCAAAGAACTCTTGATGAAGAACACCCAGTCTAGAAGGAAGCATATTATCTAGATAAGACTTTAATCCCCAACCACCAACTACACCAACGCATAAAAATAAAAAACTAACTAAACAAAAAAGTGTGAGTTCTGGTGCGGTCATTTTATTACTCCGAGAAATTTACGTTTTTTTAATTATAGAAAGTTCAAAATTAAATCGTATTTCCCTTTTCAGAAAGGAAAAAACTCTACCAAAAGCGAACCTTCTTTCTTTAAGTTCTTCTGGAATGCGTTTTTCCCTCCGACGAAGCATTAATTCAACGCCACGATTAATGTCGTGACTTTCAAACTTATTTATAGAATCCATCAAAGCATATTCTGTTCTTGTAAAAACTTAACTGTATCAGAGCATCCACCCAAATGAGCATTTTCGTAAATGACTTGAGGAAAAGTAGATCCTTCCCCAAATTCAACATAAAATTCTTCTCTTGTAAAATTAATCCCCAAGTCATAATAAACAACTGGAGTTCCTTTTATAGCAGAAACGTGACTCAAAACTGTTTTAACTTTATCACAATATGGGCATCCGTGCTTGGAATAAACTGTAAAACTCATAGTAATATTAACAATAGTGGTAAAAAAAGAATTAAAAATGAAATTATAGATCCCCCTAGGACTTCTAGGGGGCTAATACTGCCAGAAATCATATGCCTCTAGTTACAATAGTCATATTTGGCTTCTTAGATTCTAGTGCATCTATCATATATTCGCAAGCCTTTGCTGGTTGCGTATGATCGCCACAAGTGAAAATATCTACTGCCGCATATTGCTTTTCTGGCCAAGTATGAATGGAAATATGACTTTCTGACAATAAACAAATTGCTGTTACTCCTTGAGGAGTAAATTCGTATTTAAGTTCTTCAAGTAATGTAGCATTTGATTTTAATATCGCTTCTTTTAGCGAACTCATAATATGAGTAGTATCATTCAATAGAGTTACATTACAAGAACATAAATCTAAAATATAATGTACTCCCAATGTTTCTATTTGCATTTCGTTTTTTTCATACTTGGTATTTAGTAATTGATATTTCTTCTTGGTTTATAAGCAAAAACATTTGAAGGAGCATCAGGTTTCATCCATTCTTTGATCTTATCATAGTTCTCAATAGAAAAGAAGCACTGATTATAATACCATTCTTCCCAAGGTATATGACCTTTGGATTGATTGCAAGAATGGCAACAAGCAATTACATTTGTTTTAATATCTAGACCACCCTTACATTGAGGTATAACGTGGTCTAGTGTTATGTTTTCTTTGGATTCGCAATAAGCACACTCGTGATTCCAGGCATCTTTTATATTCTGTCTCCATAATCGTTTTGCTTCACTTTTAGATGAGGTATGTAAATTAAACAGATAGTCCTTAGGCGAGTGCAGAGGAACCATAAGTAATTGCGACTTACAAGTATTTATTCTAAGTTTTTAAATCTAATATTATGTTTCTTTTTGCAGGCATCTCTTCCCCAAATACGAATTAAACTATCTACATAAGAACAAACTTTTTTCTTCCCTCCACAGTATGGACATCTTGCATCTGGGGGGTCTGTCAAATATCCCTCAGGTGTATACATTTTTTACAATTTATTCAATACTTCTCTAAACAATAAACTCCATTCTTTTCCACAATCGCAGTACACTGGTCACACCAGTCTCCACAGCACATATACATCACCTTACCAAACTGACGAATGTTTCCTGAATGAATATGCCCACAGATAATTCCGGCATACTTTTTATCTTGCTGAATACAATATCCAATAATATCATTCTCATACTTATCAATATACTCTTTACCTCTTACGGTATTCTTTAGGTAATGAACCAAAGAAAATCTAAAAAATCTATTCAACCAAATACTCAAAGGTGTGACGAACTCATATCCCCAATTAAAGATAAGTTGCTTCCAAGAACCTGAAGAATATTCAGAATACTTATCTCCGTGAACACATAGGAACTTATTTCCTTTGGAATCCTTATGAACGTATTCATTACAAATCAGAAGATTCTTGTGTTCAAAATCACAGTATCTTCTCATCGTTGCTTCGTGATTACCAAGAACATAGACAACTTCTGTGCCTTTTTTGCATAGGTTCAAAATTGCGTGAACACATTCCGTATGTTCTTTCTTCCATCTTGTATGATACTTTTCCATACAATGAATGTCTAGAATATCTCCAACCATTACAAGTTTTTTGGTTTTAAGTTCTTTTAGAAACTTCAGGAACTTTTCAGTATTACATCTATCGGTGCCCAGGTGGACATCAGAAATGAAGACCGTATCGTAAGTCATTTTGATTTTCTTTACTCCTTATCTATTTAAGGTTTAAAAGGTTTTCCCTGTCCTTCAGGAAGTGCCCTGGAATCAGGTCTAGGATTGAGAGACTCATTCTTAATCACAATGAACTTATCACTCTTGAGAGTTCCTGCGATCTGTGTGAGAATAGTATCACTTGCGTCCCATCCCAAATCTTTCATTACAGTACATACATCCGCAAAGATGTATTGAAACTTCTGCTCCTCACGACTTTGTTCTGCAAGGTCTTCAATCAGTTTCTTATAAAGGTCATCAATATTCTTTTCACCGGAACGAAAAGGATTTCCATAAGTTTCAATTTTGTTCGTCATTTGATTTCTCTCTCAATTTAAGTTCTTTGTGAATTTGATTGTACTTGGTTGGTGTATAAAGATTATACCACGTATCTCTGATTATTTCTGCAAGTTTGTATGGAGTTGTTGAGGAAATCATAACCCAAATTCATTCCTTAATGTCGTAAATGTAATGATCCGAAGTCTCAAAGGTTCTTGTATTTTCTACAGAATATAAATTAGTATCAATCTCATATCCTGGATTTGATTCTATGCGATTGAATGTCCAGGCACTATCATACCATATAATTCTATTATTTGGATATGCATAATAATTACCAGTCTCCACCTTGAACAAATGAGCGCATTTATGTTCTGGAGTTTCTGAATAATTAAAGTCCGTCATTGCCTTATTCTCAAATCCCCAGTCAAGAGTGAACATGTACTCACCTTGTACTTTAGTATTATCAGGACGAATAAGTTCTGCTTTCAATCCGGCAAGACGATTCCTTCGTTGAACATCCACATAAGAAGAGAAACAATCCCAATACATAATTTGATTGAGAGGTTCTATTTCTGCATCAGGTCTCCAACAAAGTGACTGTAGTGGTCTGCGTGTCCAGTTTACACCATTCTCTAGAAAACATTCAAATAATGGAACTCTTTTCTCCATACTTGCGACAGAGTGAACATCACATTTTGTGACTTCACCTTGTCCTTTTTTGTGATTATATAGAAACTCATTACGAATATAACAACTCCAATCTGGAAGGTTGTGATTTAGATAAGCCATATTTACCGTCCTTGAGGTTTTATAGTAGGGACATTAGAAAGAGGAATACTCCGAATAACTGGAAGAGGAGGAGGATATAGAGCATTTTTTATTGATGCTTTTTAACATATTTAATCATATTCTTGATAAGTTCTACATCTTCATTTACATAACCAATTGTCCTATTACAAATATTACAAAGAAGACCTCTAACCTCCCCTGTTTGATGATTATGGTCTACAAAAAATACATCTATAGAACCACCTCTTCCACTCTTTCTACCCTTTGGGTCAGTAGTTCCGCAAATGGCACATTTATGACCTTGTTTTTCTAATAGGATATTATAATCATTTAATCCAATACCATAAAGTCTTTTTAAATTCTCATCCCTCTTTTTTATGGGGTCATAATTTTTCTGTTGTTTTTTAATATAACAAGATTTACATTTTCCATGATGACCATAAGGTTCACCATTTCTTACAGTTTGGTAAAATTCTGTAAGTGGTTTTGGTTGATTGCAGATTTTACAGGTTTTCATAGTTCTTTTTATTGATTGAAGTTATTATAGCATAACTTCAACTATTTAGCAAATAAAAAAGGAACTCCGAAGAGTTCCTCCTTATTATATCAACCGATAGAAGGTGCAGTCAAAGCAACTTGAGTTGTTTGGGCAGCAGCAAGGTCTAAAGGAAAATTATGTGCATTTCTCTCATGCATAACTTCAAAACCGAGACCAGCACGGTTAAGAATGTCTGCCCAAGTAGGAATTACACGTTCTTGATTGTCCACGATAGAACCATTATAGTTAAATCCGTTCAAGTTGAATGCCATGGTAGAAACACCAAGAGCAGCAAACCAGATACCGACTACCGGCCAGGCAGCAAGGAAGAAGTGCAACGAACGGGAGTTATTAAAGGACGCATATTGAAAGATAAGACGACCAAAATACCCGTGAGCCGCAATTATGTTATAAGTCTCTTCTTCTTGTCCAAACTTATAACCGTAGTTCTGACTTTCAGATTCAGTAGTTTCACGAACCAGTGAAGATGTAACCAAAGAACCGTGCATCGCAGAGAACAATGAACCACCGAAGACACCAGCAACTCCAAGCATATGGAATGGGTGCATCAGAATGTTATGTTCTGCCTGGAATACAAGCATGTAGTTAAATGTACCGGAAATACCCAAAGGCATCGCATCAGAGAACGAACCTTGACCGAAAGGATACACAAGGAATACGGCAGTAGCAGCAGCAACAGGTGCAGAGTAAGCAACCATAATCCAAGGACGCATACCTAGACGGTAGGAGAGTTCCCATTCACGTCCCATATAGGAGAAGATACCAATCAGGAAGTGGAAGATTACCAGTTGGAAAGGTCCACCATTATACAACCATTCATCCAGAGAAGCAGCTTCCCAGATAGGATAGAAGTGAAGTCCAATGGCATTAGAAGAAGGAACAACGGCACCAGAGATGATGTTGTTTCCGTACATCAGAGAACCAGCAACTGGTTCACGAATGCCATCAATGTCCACAGGGGGGGCACCGATGAATGCGATGATGAAACAAGTAGTTGCAGCAAGAAGGCAAGGAATCATAAGGACTCCGAACCACCCGACGTACAATCTATTATCAGTTGAAGTAATCCAGGAGCAAAAATCCTCCCAAAGATTATCATTAGAACGTGTAGCAATTGTAGCAGTCATTTTTCGTTAAAGGGTAAAATAAGAATTCAGGGGGAACTGAATGTTACAGTTATTTCCATACCACCCTCCAGTACGGATATGAGAGACACTTTACTTCTGATGGTCTCGGTTGCAGAAGGTTAAGAAACGTAAAGTTTTGTCTTCGTTTCCTGACTTATTTATCATAACACCATCAGAACCTGCTGTCAACCCCCTTCCTCAAATAAATTATGTTGCAGTTAATGCAGTTACTAATCCAATATATCCAGCACCAATTGCAGTGCTATACTTTGCATTTTTTCCATAAGCAACTACTGTATTGGAATGAAGAACAGTAACTCCAGAGACACCAGCAATTGCTCTGTTACTGGCAGGAGATAAAGGTATATCAAAGTAATTATTGATTGTTACAAGAGTACCAGCAGTCATTGATACTCCATGTCCTACAGTATTTGTTAGAGATGTGCTAGTAACTATGGCAGTTCCACCATCAACTTTTACACATGCTTCTCCAGCACTGTCAATTTTACTATACTGGATTTGTAGAGTTCCTGTTCCACTTACATTAAATGTAGCAGTTGAACCACCAGTTGAGCAGTTACTAAAAAATGCATATCCTTTACTGACTTTTACAACATAATCAGTTCCTGATGTACCTGCTCTGGATAATTGTTGAACTTCTGCATATAATTGAGTTCCAGTTCCACTATTATCCATAAAAATTGCCTGGTTTCCTGTAGAACCTGCAATGATATTACAATCATTTAGATAACAACGAAGAGGTGCTGAACCAGTAACTATTAATGAGTGTGTTGTCCCAATACCAGGATTACTTCCAGTATTTACAATACCAAGATTAGAAATACCAAATCGGTTTTGATATAAACTTCCTACTGTTGGATTGATGGTGACTGTTCCATAAATCCATATGGGCATTTGAGAACCACTTGTAGTATCTCCTTGAATATAAATGTGTCCTGTTGTAAGTCCTATATTCTCTGTTGTAGAACTTTGAAGAATAACAAATTGTGGATTTGCAATACTATCTCCATTATCAGTAAAAGATACAATTCCAGTTTGTAGAGCATTTTGAATTGCACTTAATGCTGCACCAACAGTTTTATAAGGAGCGGCAACAGAACCAGTTGAAGTGTATGTATCAGTTCTATTTGGATTTACATACCAGTGATTATCTGGTGGTGTAAAAAAACCAACTGGCATTATTGGGTTCATAACTATTCCAGTTGGAGTAGAACCATCTGATATTTTTAGAACACCATCATTTGGATTATAAAATACTTCACCTTCATCCCCCACAAAGGTAGTTGGATTAGAACCACCAAGTTTTTCTACAAAAAGTCTATAAACAGTATTGGTGGATAGAGACATTTTATAAATTTCATTTATATCTTATTTATGCTGAACAAGTACAGTATTCCTACACCACCCTCCAGTATAGGTACGAGAGATGCTTTACTTCTGATGATCTCGGTTGCAGAAGGTTACGGAACGTAAAGATTCGTCTTCGTTTCCTGACTTATTTATTTATCATAGCATGGACCCTGGGCCTTGTCAAGAGGTTTCTTTGGATTTCTTTACTATTGATTTTACCTTTTCCAGTTTCTTCACTCTTTGCATAACTTCAGCACTTTTAGGGTCCATCCTATTATACATTGCATCTCTCTTTCCGTATTCTGGATGCCAACCATTTACCATTTCTGGCGGTGGATTATTTGGATAACCACTTGAAGATGGTTTGTCATCATACTTAAAATTATATCCAAGTTTCTTTAGTGACTTTCTATAAAGACTATCAGTATAATCATCTTCTTTTGGTTCTTCGGCAATATGACCAAATTGTTTTTCTAACAATTCATTCAATTCAGATTGAAGTATATTGCTTTTTTTATGAGTTTCAGGATCTTCAACAATCAATATTTTATCACCACGAATTTCTTCTTTATGAACTACTTTTCCTTTTACTTTGTCAGTATTGACGTTGAAATTATTATAAGCAATATCCTTTCCCTTTTGATGATTTCTTTCAGTCATCCATTCCCAGAAATGATCTCCAGTTCCAACTCTATCTAATACTTCATTCATTCTTCCTTGTGATAGTCTTACATTTTGTTGATATTCTTTTCGTCCCCAAATGTTTTCTTCTCTTTGTTTAAAAGGTTGTTCAATTTTAGGATCTTTCATCATAGAAGATCCAATCACTCTTGGTCTTCTAGTTATCTTTACTTTCTTTTGTTCTGGAAGAACATAAGGTTTTTTGACTTCTTTGAGAATTTGAAGTCTTCTTGAATATTCAGTAGATTGTTTGAGAGTTGATTTAGTAGATGATGGAGGAGGTAAAGTTGCAGTAATATAGATTGGTTTTAAACTTACATCATTTACATAATATCTAGGATCACCTGTTTCCTGGGAACTCCATTGAATATCATTTTTTCTTTCTGCTGGTGTAAGAGTATTCATTCTATGCTGTCCTGCCAATATTAATAATTCCTTTACACCAGGAACATTTCCCCCAGCAACATCAGTAGGACCATCAAATTGGTAAGTATCAGTTACTGTAATACTACCATCTGGATTTTTTGTTATTTTACTTCCTTTCTCACTTAAATTGTAAAAAGTTTGATAAGCACTTTGACCCATTGAGGATCCACTAACTTCACTTTTAGAAGTAGAAGTGGTGATTAATTTATTTAATTTATTATAATCACTTTGAGTCATTTTGGATGGATCATCAATATTCAATTTATTCAATGCATCATTAATAGCATTTGAATATTGTTGAGCATCTTGTTGTGTAAATGGAACGCGAAAAGGTTTATCGGGAGTAGGATCAATTAAATCCAATTGAGCAGCCACATAAGACAAATATGTTGCGGCAGGAGACCCTGCAGATTTCAAATAGGCATTTATCTTATCTTCCAAACCTTTCATAAAATTTCCGGCAGTTTTAGTAACTTGACCAATTGCATTCAGAAGACTATTAATTAATCCACCCTTTTGTTGGTTTTTTGGAAGTGCAGAACCAGGAGCCAAATTCTTATCAAATGGTCCTACTACTGGAGGAACTCTAGTAGTAGTAACCTTTCTTATTCCCTGTACTGTCATTGGTTGTGCATTTAGATTCAACAAATTGGTAATACCTACAATCCAATCGGACATTGGATCACTAGCATTATAGATGTTCAACCAACGAAGACTCAATTTACCATTAATCCTTACTTCAACATAACCAGAATCATCTCCTGTAAGGCGATTGACTTGAACACTACTTGCAGGTTCATTAATGGCAGACCCAGGACCATTACCACCATTAAGATATGATCCCATATTATTTTGTTGCCCCCTTTGAATTAAATAATCAGTCAATTGTTGAGGATTATTTGTATCATAATAGAAGACATTGAAGTTTGACGGAGGGCCCGGAAGTGCATACCAATTTAAACCACCAGGAGGAACAGGAGAAGAGAATTGTTTGCTATTTGGAATTTCGTATGATGCTTTCGGAAGATTTAGAATTTGTGCTACAACTCTTCCAAAGTTATCAAAAGTTTGTAATAAATTGTTTTGAGTTCTAGAAAGACCTGTATAAAATACCGGATAATCTGCTACTTTATTTGATGAATATTGTGTTCTATACCAAGAGACTTGTTCAGCAGTAAGTTGTCCATAACTGGTAAATCCACTAGAACCATCCCAAGCATCTAAAGTTCCAGCAACTCTTCCCAGATTAACCATATGTCTATCAGATTCACGGACATATCCAATCTGTGTAGAATTTGTATCAGAATCATAAATGGAAACTATTGGGCCAAGAAAATAACTTGCATCCCCTGGCGGATCTTGCATCAAAGAAATTCCATAATCAAAGATACCACTAGTATCTCTTCCACTTGATCCATTTAGTGTTAAATCAACTGGAACTTCAGGTTCCCCAATATCAGTTCTAATATATTCTGGTTCTACTACATAAATTCCCGAAGTATTGTTGGCTGGAATTTCAGAAAGCATATTGGTTTGTTGCAATTTAGAATTCAAAAATTGCAACTTTTCATCAATATGCTTGGATGATTTTTTAGAATATTTTTTTATTTTATCAAATTTCATCCAACAATATTCTCTACATTATAGAATATTTATTCCATCGCAATACAAATGCTACTTATAAGTTGCCGCTCTCATCACTAAAAATAAAAACATAATCAAAAAATAAATTTCCAAAATATGATAGATCATTTAAATAAAAAAATCCTCACTCGTATTTAGAGTGAGGATAGCAAAGGATAAGCATAATTGCTTACTTGTGTTAGGGTCTCACCATACTCCAGGCACAATTTGCCCGGTGGTGAGATAGGTTCCGACTGCGATTACGAAACCAAGCATAGCGAGGCGACCATTAAGAGTCTCTGCTTCAGGGGTCCATCCGAATTTCATTTTAGTTCTCCTTAGTAAGTTTCTGAAAGTTGATTGATAGAATGTGCAAGAAGCACAAAGAAGGCAATGCTTGTGATGGTAAAGATTGCTTCACTCATCATAGCACCCCAAAAAAGAGGTGTCCAGTAGTTGCATAAGATACAATTGCTGCAACAAATCCAAGCATTGCCCAACGTCCATTTGCGGATTCAGCACGTTCGGCATAAGTTTTAATTCCATATTTGATTGCATCTTCATCAGAAATATAAACTTTTGGCTCAAGTGCCCACATATTATTTTGTCCACGCTCATTGGTTGTTACAGTCATTTTCGTTTTATGAAGTTTTACTACAAAATTATATAGGAAATGTTAAGACTTGTCAAGTGTTACTTTGTTCTGGGGCATTTTCTGTAATTCTGCCGAGATAAGGATCATAATCCATCAGTTCCCGAATATTCAACCCTGCCCCCTTCTGTTGCCAAAATTCCAAAAGACCATCGTGACTTGATTTGTGAAAAATATCAACGTGCTCTGGGTGAATAGAAGAACCCAATTGAATTTTATAAAGAAGTAAAGGAATACTATAAGTATTTCCAGAATTATAAACTAGATCATCTGCAACCGCTCTTGGTTTGCATCCATTATCAAGCTTATACTTATCGCCACGAATATGAAACTTTAAAAGTTTTTCTGCGTGATGCCGATTAATCATATAAGCAGCAGTTGAAAAATCATTTACAAATCTTTTATGAAGTTTCACATGAAGAGGTCCAGTACAAATAATAGCAAGTTGAACTACATCCCAATCATAAGGAACTAATGAATAAAAATCTTTCCAGGAAAAATCCCAATTCTTCACAAGTTGCAGATCAACATCATCTTCCATAATAATTGCATATGGACTATCTGTTGTTTCGTACCAATGCCTGATTGCTTTAAGGTGGGAGGTAACACACCCAATCTCACCAGAAGTCATATTATCCGGATAACGCCCGGATATAACATCACTTAAATCATCATTACGACCATCATAAGCAGAAATTCTAGTATAATTTTCAATTTCCCAATACTCAAATTGATCTTCTACATATTGTTTTCTTTCTGGTTGCCCATCAAGATTAATGTAATAAATTGGACCAATTCCTTGAAGTTTGTAGGTAGATTTGTTTTTATCCATTAGATTTTTGTATAACTTGTTTTACGGCAGGAATATAATAGTTTTTAATTTGTTTTTTCCAAGCAAATTCTTTTGAATATTCTACTATTTCATTTCTTTTTTGTAAAGATATTGTTCTATTTTCTTCAATTTTTAAAGACACATATTCCAAATCTATAATTTTACTTTCGGGAATAACAGTAATGAAATCTTTATTTAAATCCAAATTAGCAGTTGCCCATTCAGAAATCACAAGACCCAATCCAGCAGAGAGTGCTTCCATACAAACAAGTGGATGTGCTTCACCATCAGAGAGCAAAATAAGATTCGCATAATCAGTTAAATTATTATACAAATATTCCTTTGACCATTCCCCAAGATAATTTTTATTTCTATCAAATCTTTCATCTACAATATTGCCAGCATAATAAATTGAAGGTATTGATTGAAATAAACACTGTCTCTTTCGGTAATCTACCTTTGCTAGATAAATTGATCTATTTGGAAATTCTGGCACATTAGTAAATCTAAAATTGTCATTAATCACACCATTTGGAACAGTATATAAGTTCTGTTCTGCAATTCTCATTTGATTTTGATAGATGCTTTTAATGCCATCAGACAAAGCAAAAATATTTGGTTTGATATTTGCAAATCCATTTGCTTTATGTGAATAAGCACCATACATTTCTGGTCTTTCTAGATATCCATAATGCGTTGTAATTGCTTTTGGAAATTGAATATATGGATATAAGAAGACATAATCATCATAATGAACATGGACAAAATCAGGATTAATTTGATTAATCGTTGAAAGAATTTGTTGAGGATCAGTAGTATTAATAATATCTACTTGATGTCCTAATTCTTTCAACGTATTTGCTGTATCCCAAATTACAATTTCAACAGCACCCCAACCAACTGGTGGAATTTGAGAAAACCCAGGACCAATGATGCAAATTTTCATTGAATGGTCTCCATCTTTTCAATATTTTGAATATAAAGTTTGACAAGTTTTTCCCAAGAGAAATTTTCCATAGCATAATCACGAATTTCATCACGAATAGGTAAAGATGCTTGACGATTTTCTTCAATTTTATTCTTTACATAGTCAATATCTTCTAGTTTATCGTCATCAATTAAAGTAATAAAAGGAAGAGAAGTATCTACATCGTGTGCTGCATATTTGGAAATCACAACACCAAGACCATTAATCAGTGCTTCTTTTACAACTAGTGGTGTTCCATTTTCTCCATCAGAAAGAAGTACAAGATTCCCATAATCGGTCAAATGTTCTTTTTTATATTCATCTGTCCATTCTCCAAGATAATTGATTGAGGTATCAAATGGAGTAGATTTGCTATCCTTTCCAACAAAATCAATACAATTAATAGATTGATACAACCACTGCTTTTTGCGATGATAAATCTGCCCTAGGTATAATGAGCGATTTGCTTTTGTTGGTTCTTTGGAATAAGTAAAGGTCTCGTGATTTGCACCATTTTCAGAAAGAAGCAATTTGCTTTCATCGGCACCGGCATTTTTGAAAGTTTGATAATCTTTTTTGGAGATACAGAAGATATAATACTTTTTGTTTTTGATAATAAAATCAAAAGTTTTATCATATCCATCTCTACGATGCATATAAGATTGATCAATATATGGATAATGACTACTTAAAGCAATTTTAGGAATGTCTGGAATGAGATCTAATATCTCGTGAAAGACATCGTAATGAAGATGAGCAAAATCATACTTATCTTGCTTTAAGTAATTTAAAATCTCATTCCAGTTTGGAGTATTAATAATCGTACCAGTATGTCCCAACTTATCAAGCTCAAGAGCATAATCCCAAATTAAACTTTCAACTGCGCCCCATCCATCAGGAGGAATGGGCATAATGCCAGGACCAATCAGAGCAACATTCATATCAATAAAGTTCTTTATATGCGTGAACAAGTGAGTAATTTGAATTTCTAAAATCTGGTGTTTTCCAAGTTTCAGTCAAATTAGTATTAATCGTATAATCTTTACCGCAAATAAAATAAGCAATTTGCATATAAAGATCCAACCATCCAAATCTATGATCTAGATTTTCTAAAATATAATCAAATTCAAAATCAATAAAATCATAAATTTTATGATAATTGTCCAGAAAGGTGTCAATATTATAGATGCTTCCGCCCCCAGCACCATACCAATCTACATTTGGTTTTGCTCCATATTTGAGCGAGATGTAATCCAAAAGTCCTGTTTCAATTTTATTTCCAGGAACATCAAATCCAGCACATTCCCAAGAAGGATCAATTTTAACTTTCCCCTGTGTGAGGACATCATCTTCCATCATAATCATATGAGTTCCGCCATTCTCTCTAACATGAAGTGCTGCTTCACGAAAATGATGAATCCAATGAAGACTTTCATCTTTTGTAAATCCATAAATCCCAGAAGGATCTCCCCAATTCCTTCTACCAATACGCATATAAGAATGAACGTATTTGCAGTTATATTTTTTTGCTAGATCGGAGTAATCTACTCCACCATCACAAATTAGAGTATAAGGAGCATCTGGATAAAATTTCCTAAACTCTTGCAAAATAAACTCTGTTGCTCTTTTATTTTCATACACTGTATGAAAGCATCCAAAAGTCATATCATTTACCTTCCTTTCTATAATAGGGTTCAATGTCGTCTCTGTATAACCAGAACCAATGTGGTTCTCCAGGTGGAGTTGGTTGTACGTCTGGTGTCATTCCTTTAAAATCATAACTAAATGGAGCATCATAAAAACTGAAAGATTTTGGGTTATTCAGTCCAATCCATTTTTCAAAATTCATTCTTTGAATTGGTCCAAAATCTCTATTGTCATTTGGAAATCTATCTCTAGTGGGATGAATTAAAGTTTTAAGATAATCTGCTCGTGCCCACCAAAAGTTTCCACTCATATGAGGCCAAGGATCTAAACAATAGTTTACACCAGAAACTTGATGTTCGTCAAGTTTTTCTACTGCTTCTCTCCACCGATCAAGAATGCCCCATTCCATTTGATGTCTCCAACTATTCACTGCTCTAAATTTACGATCAGAGTAGTGATCCCGAACTCCACACATATGACTAATGCCTTTTGTGTGAAGATAAGCAACTGCCTTTAAATCTGGATTGAAATGTGCCTCTTCGTATGCTCTCTTTAAAGTGAATCCTTCATATTCACTTTCATCAATTGAAACATCAAGAACATTCAACCAATCATAGATAGAAACATATTCTGCAATTCGGTTTGCTTGTGGTCCATTGATAGCACAATAGATAGAAGCACTTTCCGTAAGTCCATTGCGATAAATTCTTTTGAGTTGTTCATCTACCATCAATTTCCAAAGATCTGTTCCACCAGGACTCCAGATATGATAATAAAGTGATAAATTTTTGGTCATAGTCATTGATTATGATATTGTTGATTATTTTTGGATACGTGTGTGATTTTTTCTTCAAAATCGCAATATTGTTTAAAGTCTTCTGGATAAGCAAATGACGGAGGAAGTGTATGTACTCTTTCTTTGTTTGCAATAAAAAATTTATTAAAATAAGATTCTTCATACCAAACGGGAGTAGAATTCTTTTCAATATCTTTCTTTGTCCATTCATCTAAAAGTTTCATCATTTCAAGAATTTCAGGAACCTTTCCACCCCACAAACATCCTTGATAATAAACAGAAGTATCCATATCTTCGGTGATGCAGGCATTTGATAATGGATTTACATCAAACGATCCTGGATATTTGTCGTGTGGCGGAAGTTTCAAATAAGCACAAGGATGATGAACTCCAATATAATCTTTGGTTTCATCAATAAACTCTTCAATAGATACTTTACCATTAACAATCATATCTGCGTCAATAGAAATAAACCAATCACATTCAGAAATAATTTCCTTTGCTTTCAAAATTGTTTCAAATGTTTTGTAGAAAACATCAGGCCACCCAAAATGTTCTATTTCTATTTTAGTGATGTCTTCTGGAAAATCACCCTCTCCATCTGTAAATACAATAAACTTTTTTTCTACACCGGGAAGAAAATTATCGTGAATGGACGTATACCAATTTGGAAGGAAATTTAAATAACTTCCTGTTCCAAAAAATGAAATAGCAATTTTCATAAAGAATTCAAAGATTGTACTTGTTTAATTATGCCACTATCAATTGAATAATTACATTTCCAATTGAAATATTTTTGCACCTTTGAGGTGTCTATGTTTATGTATGAAGGATTTGAATTCTCATTTTTAAATACAATATTTGGAGAAATATATGTGGATATTTTTTCTATCAAATCTTGAATAGAGATGGACTTTTCACTACCAACCAAAAATAAATTAAATCCTTTAAGACTAACATCTAATGATTGTAAAATTAAATTAATCAAATCACTAATATGAATAAAATTGACAGTTGTTTTGATATTTGATGTCATTACGATTTCACCATTATTACAAATCAACTTATCAATCAATCCATTCACTCTTTTTGAGTCAATCTTTCCGCCATAAACATTTGTAGTTCTTAAAACTATACTCGTAAAATCATATTGACTATGAAGCAACTTTGTATAATGTTCTAAAAGTAATTTGTGTGTTCCATAAATTGACTTTGGGATAGGTTGCGATTCTTCATTAGAACAAATATCAAATTCAGAACTATGCAAATCCCCAGCAGTAGAAAGAAAAATAATTCTTCCATTTGGATTTACTTTTAAATAATTTTGAAACAATTCAAAAGGAATCAAAACATCACTATTAAATGATGATTCCAATTCATCAAAACTATTTCTTGGAGTAGTTGATGATGATAAATGAATTAATGTAGAATTTGGTAAGAAATTTATTTCTGGATATTGATTTCTGTAGGAAATTGGAATATAGTTTTGAATATTTTTTGTCAGTTCTGTTCCAATCAATCCATTAGATCCAGAAATATAAATCATCAAATAATCTCCCAATCATCACAGTAAATATCTTTTATGTTATGTTGAGAATACGCTGTCCCAAACCACATTTTTGGTGCGATTACTTTCTTGTTTGGATTTTTCATCAACCAAGCACCCCACCAACTCATACTACTATTAGCAATTATAGCATGATCGCACAAAGACATCAAGCACAAATCCACATAAGGAACCAAAGCACCATCTGAATATTTGTCTTCTGGTTCTGAAAATAAAAATCTATCCGGTTGAAAGAATTCTTGCTCTTTACACCATTCAATTGAATCCGAAAATACCAATATTGGCATATCTTCTGGCAACCGTTTTATTGCCTCTTCGTAGTATTCCAAAGGTTGAACTGGGTGTTGATCAGAGCAATTCACGTATGCCCATTTAAATCCCCTACGATCTACTAGATTTGGATCTCCACGGCGAACGTGAAGGAAAGCAATCTCTTGCCCCCCAAACTCTTGCAGAAACCCTTTACAAGGTTCCATCCATTCATCTCTAAAAATAAAATCTTTGCGAATTTGATCTTCAATCTCTTTGAAATATTTTTCAGTTTGAAAATATCCAACAAGAGTCACATCATCTGGGCAAGTATTATGAAATTCTTCACTATAATGAAAGTGAGGTTCTCCAACTGATGGAAGATTTGCTACACCAGTAAAAGATTTAATATCAAAAGCATCACCAAGTCCATAATTATCAATTCCTTGTTGGTCAAATGGGGGAATACAATAATCAAATCCTCTACGATGTGCGATACCTTTTAATGCAGCATATTGGAACATTTGATTCCCAAGTCTTCCATTATTGCCAAGTTGATTACACGCTAACATAATTTTTCTCCATATCTTTAAAAACTTTTGAAATTCCTTGATCTATTGTTGTTTTAGGCAACCACCATTTTGTGATGAATGTATTTGCTTGATTTTTTTTATTCAATTGTATATTATCTGTTTCTTTAGATGGTACAATTTTAACATCATACTTACCAATCAAATTAAATTGACCTTTAATTATTTCAGCAATATCAATAATCTTTGTGTATCTAAAACTTGTAACGTGTAGATCATCATCAGAACGAAATTCTTTATAATTATTCATTATAGTTTCTAGTGCTTCACAGCAATCTTCGGCATAAAGAAAATCACGTTCTTCTTGTCCATCTGTGAGCATATCAATTACGCCAGTTTCAAATCCCTTACGAATAAAGTCAGTAATTGCGTGTGCTTTTTCGTGATCTTTTTCAATACCATAAACATTCCAGAATTTTACAATTAAACCTTCTAGAGATTTGGTATAAAGTTCTCCAACATTTTTAAGAACACCATATGGAGAATAAGTCATATTACTCATTTGAGAAGAAGCAAATACAAATGGCTTTTTATGTTTTTCCAATAAACCAAAAGCATTTGCCATCAATCTGGTATTATTATCAATAAAATCAAAGGTATGTTGATACTTTTTGAGGTAACGAGAACCACCAACATCAAATGCAAGAAAGAATACAAAATCAGAATCTCTAATTTTTATTTCAAGATATTGGTTAGGTATCACAGTCATATCTTGCGAAGGTCCATTGACTATATCAAACTCTTCAACTATATGACCTTTCTCACGTAGATGATCTGTAAGATAAGCGCCGATCTGTCCACTAGATCCAAGAATAGTTATTTTTTTCATTTTTTAAAAAATCAAATATTTCTAATTTTTTATAATTGTTCACATTTCACACACAAACATCATAAATTAAAAACTTGTTTAATTTCTTCAATTAATTCTTTATTATTTGAAGCAACTCCCAATCCATAAGAATTTTCAAAATTCACTTTTGGAACTTCAAGTTGCGAAAAGAAACGCCCAACTCCATCTGGAGCAGATATAGTATCATGAAATATAATTACCCCATTTTCTTGCAAAAATGGTGCCCAAGTGTCGCAATCATTCTTACAATTATCATAGTCATGAAGACCATCAATATGAAGCAAATCAATTTTTTGGTCCCAAGTTTTTGCTACATCATTAAAGTATGATTTAATAATTTCCAAATTATCAAGTTTTAATTTTTCTTTGACATCCAAAACAAATTGATAATCATCAGATTCTCTTATTGCATGTTTTTCTGCTTCAAAACAATCAATACCAATTACTTTATTTTTAGTATTTAATGCAAGCAAAAATGAAGAATACCCATAATCTACACCAAGTTCTACAGTCAGATTTGGTTGTATTCTATTCATCAACCAAATAACAAACTCATTATGACTTTTTGGAGGTAGATTCCAACCAGAAGGAATTGCTCCCAAAATTTCACTTATATTAGTATCCTCTAAAGAGCGAACATATTCTCTAAAATTACTTTTTCTATTTTCAATCCAAGAAAAATTTTCAACCATTTAATTGTTCCTCAATCCATTTGTAAGTTTTTGTAATACCCTCTTCTAAAGTCATACTATAATCCCAACCGAGTTCTTTACGAATTAAGTCATTATTAGAATTACGACCACGGACGCCAAGGGGAGCATCCAATTTATATCTTTTCTGTACTGCTTTGCCAGAAACTTTAGCAGTAATATCTACAAGTTGATTGATTGTTACCATTTCTTCGGAACCAATATTAACTGGTCCCATAAAATCAGATTCCATCAATCTTCGTGTTGCTTCAATACATTCATCAATATAAAGAAAACTACGAGTTTGCCGCCCATCACCCCAAACTTCAATAGACCCACCAAGATCGGGAATTTCTGCTACTTTGCGACAAATTGCTGCTGGGGACTTTTCTTTTCCACCTTTCCAGGTCCCTTCGGGGCCAAAGATGTTATGATAGCGACATACACGCACAGGTATATTATAATTCCTATTGTACGCAAAGTAAAGACGTTCTGAAAAAAGTTTTTCCCATCCATATTCAGAGTCTGGACTAGCAGGATAAGCGGATTCTTCACGACAGTTTGGATTGTTGGGATCTAATTGATTGTGCTCTGGATACATACACGCTGATGATGAATAAAAGATTTTTGTTTTATTCAACCCAAAAGTATCATTTAAATTTTTAACTGAACGAAGAATATTCAAATTGATAGAACAAGAATTATTCATCACATCAGCATCGTGCTCTCCAGTAAAGATATACCCAGCACCTCCCATATCGGCAGCAAACTGATAGATTTCATCAAATGTTGATATGTATTTTGAAGGAACAAAATTGTGAAAATTTTGTTGATATCCTTTAAACATTACTACTTTACTAGTAAAAATTTGATCTGTCAAATTTCCAATAATAAATTCATTTGCTTCACTTTTAGAATATTCTGGATATTTAATATCTACTCCGGTAACCCAATATCCTTCGGACCTCAATCGTTTTACCATATGACTTCCAATAAAGCCACCTGCACCGAGAACAAGTGCAGTTTTTTTATATTGACTCATAAACCAATCATTAATGTCTTTACTATGTATTCTAGTTTAAAATGCCTTTATTGTAAATGACTTTTATACCATTCAATAGTTTTTTCCAATCCTTGTTCTAAATTAAATCTAGGAGACCAACCAAGTTCAGTTTGTATTTTAGTAATATCAGTTGAATATCTACGGTCGTGCCCCGGACGGTCCTTCACATATTCTATCACATCTTCTTCTTTTTTCATAATATTAAGAATATTTTTTATCAAATCAAGATTTTTGACTTCACATTCTCCACCAATATTATACTTTTCACCAAACTTTCCTTTTTTTGCCACAACTAAAATTGCCTCACAATGGTCTTGAACATATAACCAATCACGAATTTGTTGCCCATCACCATAGATAGGAACTTTATTCCCCATCATTAAATTTTTAATTGTCTTTGGAATTAATTTTTCTTCGTGCTGTCTTGGTCCATAGTTATTTGAACAATTTGTAATGATAGCAGGAAGACCGTAAGTATTATGAAAAGCCATCACAAAATGATCACTTGCAGCCTTTGATGCTGAATATGGATTTCTTGGATTATATGTTGTTGTTTCCGTAAATTTACCGTGTTCAATTGAACCGTAAACTTCATCCGTAGAAATATGAATGAACTTCTCAACATTATATTTCATAGAAAGATTCAAAAGATTGACTGTTCCATTAATATTAGTATTGATAAATTCGGAGCAACTTTTAATTGAATTATCTACGTGACTTTCCGCAGCAAAATGATAGACAGTTTTAATTTTATTTTCTTTAAATACATAATCCGAATTATTAATATCAAGTGGATATAATTCAATATCTAAATTTGAAATATTTCCATAATCAGCAGCATAAGTCATTTTATCAATACAAATGATTTTTTCACTTGTTCTCTTTTTTAAATGGTGAATAAAATTACTGCCAATAAATCCACACCCACCAGTCACTAAAATTGTCATAGTTAATTATCTTTAATAGAATATTTTTCTAAAATTTCTGGGGAATATTGTTCTATTACATTTTCTTCTGATTTTTTTATTCTTTTTTGTTCTTCAAGATAATGAACTCTATTTCTAATTTCAGTTGAAGAATACTTATGTCTCCTCAAATGAAAAAACAATTCTATTCCATTATCAATACAGTATTGCTTTGCAGTAAAATCTCTATCTTTATATTCTTCACTCAAAAATCTTATATGAATTGTTTGAGATTGAATTAAATTAAGAAGATCTTCTTCTGTTTCATAAACAAGGATTTCATCAACATACTTGCATCCTTGAAGTTGAACATAACGTTCGTAAGCAGATTGTACTGGTTTATTTTTAATGCCAGGACGATCTACGGTTGGATCAACTTGAAGTGCAACTTTTAAATAGTCGCATAATTCTTTTTCCATTTTGAGCATAGTAACGTGCCCAGCGTGAAACAAATCAAATGAACTACAATTAAAACCAATTTTCATAAAAAATTTTACAATATTATATTAAAAAAGAGAGTAATAAACTCTCTCGTTGTATTTAGTAATAGTCGCCCAGGGTAACGATCCCTGCCAAAGGCCCTAATCTGGGGCAAAGAGTTTATAAGACTCCTCTGAACACCTGTTCTGACGACCATAAGACCTAGTATATGGAAACTAGGATTTTTTGTCAACTACCTTCTTCGTGATCCGTGTGTATTCGGATAAGGTCGTCCATATCATCACCATAAACTATGTAATTATAATCTTCAGCAGGCATTATAATAACTTCCTTCCCTTCACTAGTAATCATAAAAGATTCACCAGTCTCAACTCTTCCTAAAAGATTATCAAAATCTTTTTGAAATTCTTCAATTGTAAAAGTTTCCATAATCACATTTAAGTTGTGTGAATTAATTATACCATAAATCTGTTAACCTGTCAAGAGAATTTATATGCTTTCTTTAATTAACCAAATTGCGTGAATAATTCCAAATACAAATAAAGACCCCAAAATTCCACTAATGGCACCAATTCTAAATTCGTGCTGTTGAATTTTTTCGTCAATCAATTTTTCAATTTCATCACGATTCATTTTTCATCACCAAGATATTTTGCTAATGGGTCTTTTTTTGATTTTATAATTTCACAAGCACGTCTATAAAACATATTATTAGTATTGCCGGATTTTTCAAAAGTTTCTTTGATCTTAATCCAATTATCATAGGTGTGTTGATCCATTTATTTTGTATCAAGAGGATACTAATAGTTATAAATGTTAAAATCTATAACTATGTTGAAATCAAAACTTATTTAAATGATCTTCTAATCTATGAAGAAATCTTTCAACTTCTCCCGTATCAGGGCCACCATCGTTTTTGGCATAAAAAATATAATCATCAAGAGTGACTGTAAGTAGTTCAATATCTCTTTTTGAAAGTTTTGGGGATTCCCAACTCATCTAATTTCAAACTCCATTTTTCTAATTTTGCGGTTTCGTCTTGCTTCGTGATAAGCAATATCTTCTTGTGTAAGAAGTGTTGTTGAATTAGATTCACCACGAAAATTTGAAATTAATTCTATTCGTGTTAAATCTAACCCAGAGATATTCTCTCCTCTTAAAGTTGTGAAATTATCACAACCACAACATCTGGTCTGTGTCGGATGAGACTCCAACACAGCATTACAATTTTTACATCTAACCTTTAACATCTTACCATACCTATTCAAAAAATTCAAGTCTTTATTCTAAAATACTTCTTAGCATCCAAACAAATTTACCGTGAGTTTCACATAAACTTTGAACTAAATTTGATGTTGCGTATTGCTTTTGGTCATCTGCTTCTTCTGATATTACAGTAAGCATTTCAATGAGTTTCTTATTATCATCACGTAGTTGGGAAACCATTTCCATAGCACCAATTGAACTATCTGCTTCTGAAATTTGAGATACTTCAACTACTCTTGTGAGAGTGCTGACTGGTTTCATTCCCAAATACCTCATATGTTCTGTGAGAGTATCAATCTCTTCAAACATTTCATTATATTGTTCACCAAAGAGTGTATGAAGTTGTTGAAAGTCTGGCCCAACAACATTCCAGTGATAAATCCACGTCTTTTGAAATAAAACAAAAAGTGATGCCTGAGCATCACTCAAAGATTTAAATAAAGTTTCCATTATAGACTTTTCTTTTTATTTATATGGCGGAGGTAGGAATTGAACCTACGATCTTCAGATTATGAGTCTGATGGCATACCACTTGCCCACTCCGCAGTAATGCCTCCGAAGAGGCAAAGTTTATCAGTTTATGAGTAGTCTATCAGAAACGGAAAGTTGTCTGAATTACACCACCCCAATTGGAAGCAGTATTCCGAGTTGCCTGATTATTGGAAACATAGAACACGGCAGGAGTGATACTGATATTATCACTTACACGGTACTTGTAGAATGCCTCAAACATAGAAGCAGTTGCAGTCAGACCTTGTGCGTTTCCAGGTTGTCCGTATGCAACACCAGCAGCATTGCCTTTACCGAACACATCAGACCATTGAAGACCTGCGAACCAAGAGTTAGAGTTGGTAGCACCTCGTACAGTAGCATTACCGTTAATGGTGTTAGAACCATATCCAGCACTGACGGAAGGAACAATACCACTCTTCTTGGGTTGCCAGTAACCATTGAATGCGTAACTGTTGGAGACTTGACCGTATGCAAGAGCACCAGAACCACCACCAAGAGCATTAAAGTTACGAACACGAGTTCCCTCAGTACCATAACGATAACCGAAACCAAGACCCCATTGAGGAGCACGGTAACCAATCTGTACCAGAGTGTTCAGTTTACCAGTTGCATCAAACTCACCAGTAGAAGTATTGCTACCATCTTCTGCAACATAGTTCACAGAAGCAACAAAACCTTGTGTTCCTGGTTGACGATATTGAGCACCGAAACCAGCACCAGTTGCCTTGTTATAGACACCAGAAGCACCACCAAGTTGAAAGAAGTCAAGAACATCCGACTTATAAACAGAAGGAACCCATGCCATCTCAGTGTTACGAACCAGAGGACCAGCAGTCAAAGTTACACTCTTGCTGACAGGGAACTGATAGTAAAGACGGTCCAACCAAACATTGCTGGAAGTACCAGTACCTTGTGAAGATTCTGCCTTGTCAAGTTTGAACAGTGACGAAGAAGAACCGAAAGGTTGACTGGAGAAGTTACCAGAACGCAGACGGGTGCGAAGCAAATCCTTACCAGTGAATGAAGTATCCAGGTTCAGACGAAGGTCATAGTTAAACGCAGTGCTACCAGCAACAGTGCCAGTATTCGTAGTATAACCAGGAACTCCACCAAGAATGAAGGATGCTTCACCTTTCAGTTTGGTTGTGGTAGAGAACTGAGTTGCCTCAAGTTTGCCCACTTTTGCTTCAAGACCACTTACACGACCTTTGAGAACAGCAAGTTCGGATTTGAATTCTGCCATCAGACGACGAAGTTCATCGGTGACTTCAGTAACACGATCCAAGCAGGAGTTAAGAAGTGCTGCTGCTTCAAAACGGGTCAGTGCCTTACCACCACCAAAGGTGCCATTAGGATAACCAGCAACGCAACCATAACGTTCCACAAGATTGCTCAGTGCTCCATATGCCCAATCCGTAGGTTGAACATCGGAGAATTGACTGATACTTGTGACCTGCTCTGAGGAACTGTATTGATTGACTCCAGCAATATTAAGGTCTGCAGCATTCGCAACAGTAGGAGCAATCATTCCAAGTGCAACAGGTGCAAGCATCAGTTGATTGAAAAATTTCATAAAGTTTGTTAAGTTTTATAACTACGAAGTTTATTTATATCCCAGTGTTTCTGGGAAAGCGGATGATCGGATTCGAACCGACGACAATCTACTTGGCAAGCAGGAACTCTACCGCTGAGTTACATCCGCATTATTCTGGTCTGTCAAGGGGCAATCGTTTACCCAAGGAGCACACAATCTCATTTCACCACCCAAAACTGATTGGGCATAAGACCCGTCTGGTGGTTTCTCTGAATATCGTGGTTTAGGCATCCTAATCTTTCCATCATCTCCTGTCAATCTTTCATACTCAGCAATTGCCAAATCAACATCTCTCTTCACCCTACGATCCAATTTTTCGGGATCTTTGATGATGAAATCATTCAACATCGTCTGAGGAAAGAACTTACGTTGAACTTCATCAAATACATCCCATAAAGATGTTTCTTTTATTCCAGTACATTGTGTAAGAGTTGCAATCACAGAACTTAAGATAATTCCTATGATTGCATATTGTTTAATATCTGGTTTTTTATTTCCAAAATTAAAATTAAACATAAAGGAAGAGGATGAACTCTCCCCTATTTATCAATTACAGTCTAGAATAACAAACCCTAATCTCTCCCCTACTTGGTGATGCAATCGTTGAGAAAGCACCATAAGAAAGATCAAGACTCCTACCACTTACATATGGACCGCGATCATTGATCCGTATAACAACAGATTTTCCATTTGATTCATTAGTTACTCTCAATCTAGTGCCAAATGGAAGATCACGATGTGCGGCTGAGTTACCATAGGCATTAAACCGTTCACCATTAGCAGTTCTTTGACCATCGTAACCATCACCAATTCCATAATGTGAGGCATAAGAACAGGTCAATGCTTGAGCAGGACTTGGAGCAAGAGCACCAAGACTCAGAGCAATGACCGAAAGGGTTTGAATTGTTTTTTTGAAAAGCATTAGTTTAATAGAATTCGACATCCGTATAGGCAAAGGAGAAGTTCCAACCCTCTCGGGAGGCATTGCCCACGGCTCTAAGTTTCACATCAAAATCTCATGATATGACCCAATGTGTTTGGGTTTCCTCATAATAAGTGATTATTTATGATTTGTCAAGTGGTTCAATTTGAAAAATTCTATTAATAAATAATAGTATCCAATTTAACAGAACAATGAAAAGACTAACACTACTCTTTTCGTTATTCTTAACTACTCCTGTTTTTGCAGGTGAAATTACATCAAGAATCACTGATTCCGTTCAATTAACAGTACAGGGTGCAGCGGTACAAACAGAAAGAATTGGTAGTTCCTACGCAGTTGGTGGAACTAA